GGACGCCAGTGCCGTTCCGTCAGAAATATGCCCAGAAAAGGCCCCAGACCGTCGCGGACATCGGCCAGAAAAAAGCTCATTAAACAGAGCGCATAGAGTGAACGCTGAGACATGTTATTTCCCTGGAAGGTAAGTGTTAAAGGCAGTAGCGCTTCGGTTAACAGGGAAATTATGTGTTACAAAGAAGAAAGTCACATTTCGTTATAGTAACAAAATGAAAAAGGCCACCCGTCACATTGCACGGATGGCCTGATCCTTTTCACTTCGCGCAGGATAGGTTATTTATCCATGCCGAAACCCTGTTTCAGCAGGGCGGGCAGTACGGCCGGGAAGTAGATGTTTTTATAGTAACCGCTGACGCTTTCGCTCCAGCTCTCACCGTCGTGACGACCAATGTTTTTCCAGTGCTGAACCATTTCATCGTTGTAGGCCGCAATCTGCTGCTCCAGCCCCTGCGTCTGATAGGTCTCATCATGGCGGAAGGTAGCCAGTGGCAGACGCGGTTTCTGATGAGCGGGTTCATCAACGTGACCGATGACCACACCCGCAACCGGGAAGGTCATTGGCGGCAGTTCAAGCAGTGAAATCATCGCCTGTGGATCGCGACGGATTCCGCCAATCGGCACAATGCCCAGACCTTCTGCCCGCGCAGCAGCCATGACCGAGCCAAGCGCAATACCGATATCGGTAGAACCCGACACGATGCTCTCAATGCTCTGATGCGCGATCTGCTGCTGATCGACAGCGGCCATTCCCACCGCTGATTTATGCATGTCCAGCACGAAGGTGATGAAGACCGGTGCTTTGGCAATCCACGGCTGACCGCCTGCAATGGCGGCGATCTCTGCCCGACGTCCGGCATCACGCGTGATCACCACAGAAACCTGCTGTGAGTTTACTGATGTCGGTGCGCGGTAAGCGGTACTGATAATCCGATCCAGTACCGCTTCATCGACAGGTTGCTCAGTGAAACTGCGTTCACTTTTATGACTTGTAAAAATATTAATCAGTTCGCTCATGGTTCCTCCCATATAAAGCGCAACTATAACAGTACAGTGTACACATGCTTGGTAATTCGAGGGTTTTAGGGCGGGCTTTTGTAACTGTTTTTTATTATGTACACGTCTATGTACACTTTTGAAATCTATGGCGAAGTCACCAGAGTCAGATTGTAAGCCTTAAGGGATTTTATGCCGCTCAAACGTGAGGTAAATTTTTCTTGCACATTGATCCCCTCAAGCTCTTTCGCGTCGAATGTTTTGCCACCATGAGTGATGATCGGACCAATGGATTAAGCATGGTACAGGTAGAAAGCCACAAATAGATTGAGAAACCCTATTTTGACATTATTAAGCTATTGAGCATCTCCACGCCACGTAGTATGCGAAATAATCAGCACACCACCGGCAGGTCGCAAAATCGTGTGGTATATGCCGGTGAAAGCATATCTCGCTTCATTGACCAGGTTTTTTGAATACCCTGCCCTGCAAAAAATAAACTGGCCTTGCCACTCTGGTTAAGTCCATCAATCACCCGCATCAGGGCTTCGCTGTTCGCCTGTGGCTGATATTCATCAAACAGATCAAGCTGGGCTACTCCCTGGCTGTAAAAGTCGCCTAGCATGACGCCTGCTTTCATGTACCGGTGTTCGTCTATCCATATCCTGTCAAGCGCGTCCATGGCAACCCGGATAATATCGCGAGTATCGTTCGATGGGGTTAGCAGTTTGCCGGTTGCCTGATTACCGTAGAATACCTCTCCGTCTGCGTAAGGGCTGGTCCGAACAAAAACGGCTATCTGCCTACAGTACTGCCTTTCTTTTCTCAGTTTTTCGGCAGCGCGTTCTGCAAAAGCACATACCGCCTGGCGCATATCCATGTAATCAGTGATGCGTGAACCGAACGAACGAGAGCAGACTATTTGCTGTTTGGTGGGTGCGAATTCTTCGAGTTCAAGACAGGACTCGCCGCGCAGTTCCCTGACGGTTCGCTCAAGCACGACGTTGAAATGTTTGCGGATGATCCAAGTACTCTGTTCTGAGAGGTCTTTCGCAGTGGTGATACCCATGGCATTCAACTTCTTGCTTATTCGACGGCCGACTCCCCAGACATCCTCTACCGGCACCAGCGCCATTAGTTTCTTTTGACGCTCAATGTTAGACAGGTCAAGTACGCCGCCCGTCTTCGACCACTTTTTTGCAGCGTGGTTGGCAAGTTTAGCAAGCGTTTTAGTTGGCGCGATGCCAACACCTACGGTGAGATGCGTATTGCGTTTAATCGTCTCACGCACTTCCCGTCCAAAGTTTTCCAATACCATGCAGTTACGTACACCGGTCAGGTCAAGAAAAGCCTCATCAATTGAATAGACCTCCACGCTGGGTGCCATCTGTTCAAGCGTCGTCATTACCCGATTACTCATGTCTGCATAGAGCGCATAGTTCGAGCTAAAGATGTGAACGCCATGTTTTCTGAATTCGTTTTTAAGCTTGAAGTAAGGCGCTCCCATTGGCACCTGCAACTTTTTAGCTTCTGCGGAACGTGCAATGACACATCCATCGTTATTCGACAGGACGACCACTGGTTTACCGCGCAAGTCAGGACGAAATACTGTTTCGCAGCTTGCATAGAATGAGTTCACATCAACCAGTGCGAACATCACATACCGCCGTTCGGATTAAATACCTGAAAAACGCGCTCATCACCATCTGTAGGTGAAATATCCCGGAACGTCGTCGTATGTGTCTCTATCCACTTATTCGCAGAGTTGAGGGTGTAATGCCAGTTCATCTGGCCAAGCTCTTTTACAAAGTCGAGTGTACTAATGGTGAATCGGCCTTCGGCATCGCGCTTAATCGCTTGCCTGAAAGCCATCATGATTTCGTAGTCGCGTGGCATAATAACCCCCATAATATTACTGTATAAATAAACAGTATTATGGATCAGTGGATTTGATCAAGGCTAAACGTGACACAGAATTGTAAAGTCTCTGAGGATGCTTGATTTTTAGGCCATAGGGTTATTTTACGGTCAACTTATCTCAAATCCTTCACGCCGCAGTATGAAAACTCAGGCGCGATATGTAACCAGTCCTTCGCCGGAAATTTTTATGCCTGCCGTTAAGTTGTCGCTCCGATGATGACCTCACTCACAAAAACCATCCCGCAGAATAAATAGGTGACTTGAGAGTTAACTGTTCCAGCGCAAAATTTTACCACTGCTTTAGTCCGCAAAGAGCGTGAAGCAGAAGTTTACAATTACTCAAAAGCCGCTGAATCAATATTAAATCATATGAAATTGTCATTCATAAACCCTCCGCATATTAAGTTTTGGACATGGATATCAAATTCCCACCTTGCAAGATTTTTCTTTTTCTTATGCGTATTAAGCGGAGGCTGAAGCCAATAAATCAACTGCGATTCAATACTATCTAAAATATCATGTGCTAGTTGTTCAGGCTGTATCCAATCAAGAGAAATATACTCATCATCAATATAAAACCAAGCGGTGCACCTATATATTTTTTTTGACTTATTTTGATACTCAGGTGCATGTAACTTCAGCGCTGCGCTATGACCTCCATTGAAGCGCGATGTATTTTTAGTTTTCCCAACATAGACAAGTTCTTCGTCATCTCCATCACCACAGGATATCAGGTAGATGGGTAGTGAAGGTAGGGGAGTTTCACCCAACTCAGTAAGAATTTGTTCCTGCTCCCATCTGTCAAGCCATCCACCTTCAAGTCCCCTAATAAGCTCGCTAGCACTATCTAAGTAGGATTGGGTGTTTGCTCTGGCGTCTTTGAGACTTAACCACTGCATATTCATCACTAAGTGTAGAGGTTGACATTCCTCAATTGAAATCCAACAGGGCCAATCTGGATTAGGGATATCTATATGCCCCGGGGTATAAAAACGTTCTGATATCGGATGACGCCGGTCAAGCCACCCTTTCAAAGGATTGAACATATATTGAACATCTCGATATTTATTTAATTTTAAAAAAACATGTTAGTTTTTTATAATCTAAAAGCTATTTATAAGGTATGTCTAACAGCTCATATTGTTACAGATTAACATATACAATGTCCACTTCTAGCACACAGCGGACCTTACACTAAATCAAGTCCGATCCACCTTCGCTTATTCAGTTAAAGTTATTTTATTCTTGGAATATCTCTTATCCTTGTTGTGTAGCGCGGCGAAAGCATTTCACGCTTCATCTGCCATGAGCTGTCGCGCTCTCCCTGCCCTGCAAACCAGATCTTACCTTTACCTGAGCGATTGATACCGTCCAGCGCTGCCATTAAAGCGTCTGCATTCGCACGCGGTTGCTGCTCACTGAACATGTCAAACTGCGTCATACCTGACTGGTAAAAATCACCCAGCATCACCCCTGCTTTGGCATACCGGTAGCCGTCCTGCCATATAGAGCCGAGACTACGAAGTGCTGATTCGATAATGTCCCGCGTATCATTGGTCGGATAGTCAAGCATGCACGATGCAGTATTCGAATATCGCGGTTCATCGCCGTGCCTGCCGGTAGCAACTGACACACTAATATGGCGGCAGCGCGAATTCTGCTCCCTGAGCTTCTCAGCCGCACGTGTGGCATACATCACGATAGCCTGCTGCATATGTTCCAGTTTTGTTACTCTCTCGCCAAAAGATCGCGAATTCAGTATGTGTTGTTTCGGAGGTGGCGCATCTTCAAGAGCTATACAGGACTCGCCGTTTAGCTCACGCATGATGCGCTCAACCATGACGTCAAAATTTTTTCGTATCATGCTGACATTGCTATCCGCAAGCTGCAGAGCAGTTGTTATTCCCAGCTGGTTCAGCCGCTTACTAATACGCTGACCAATTCCCCAGATATCGCTGACATCAGTCAGATGTAGGAGCTTTCGTTGCCGGCTTCTATCAGACAGGTCCACAACGCCGTTCGTCTGTGTCCACTTCTTGGCCGCGTGATTGGCAAGTTTGGCCAGCGCTTTGGTCGGTGCGAATCCCACGCCAATTATCAGCCCGGTTTCCTTCCGGATGCGCTCGCGCATCTGCTGCCCGAATGTCTCGAGCGGGATAATGTTGCTAATCCCGGTAACGTCCAGAAATGACTCATCAATGGAGTAGACTTCCTGACCCGCAGCCATCTCGCCCAGTATGGCCATCATGCGTGCTGACATGTCGCCATACAGCTCGTAATTGGAGCTGAATACGTGAACGCCGTTCTCACGAAAGTAACGCTCATTTTTAAACAGCGGAGCGGCCATTTTGATGCCCATGCGCTTTGCCTCCGCTGAGCGTGCGATAACGCAGCCGTCGTTGTTGGACACAACGACAATGGGTTTACCACGCAGATCGGGTCTGAATACAGTCTCGCAAGAGGCGTAAAAATTATTGGCGTCGGCCAGCGCAAACATAATTATTCTCCTGCTGGTCCGTTAAATCCCACCCCGGCTACATCAGTGAGGGCATAAGCGACCACACCCCACACAGGAAGCGCCTGGCTTACATCAAGCAGCGTTACAGTCTCGTCCGCGTCCAGCGCCTGTAAAGCGGGAATAGGATTGAGAAGCAACCGCCTCAGCGTAAGCCCCCCGTCAAACTCAGCAACGATAAGTTGACCATGCGCTGGTGTCAGCGCGCGATCAATGGCCAGCACGGATCCTTTGACAATCCCGGCACCGGGACAGTCGCTTTCGCTACGCATCAGATAAGTTGAGTAGGGAGAAAGGTGCACTAAATCGCCTAGGTTCAGGCGTGTTTCAGTAAAGTTCTGAGCGGGATTCTGAAAAGCCATTCAAATGCTCCGTTCTGTGGGCTGTTTCTCTTAGGCGCTCTGCGCACTGTTAAGAGTCAACGGGTAATCAATACTTAATGAAGGACTAGTAAGTGAAATTTCATGTAATACCATAAATAGTAGTTGACCCAAACCTGATTAGGCTGGAATGATCGGTTCATACTTACACCTTAGAATCCCTACAGAGCCAGTGAGAACAAATGCTTAATTTTATTGTAGCAGGCGAAAGTTATGAGTTTTTCCAAAAAATGAGAGGAACGGAAACGTTCTCAGTCTCACGGTTATTTGAATCAACTGCAGAAGAAATAAGGAATAAACTTCTTCCCTTAGACAAAAACACCCTTAACTTTCTTGAAATGATACCAGTGCTATTTTTGACAGAACCGGATGAAGATGAGAATGGCAATCAAGATACTTCATTAGTTCGTTTAGGGAGGGTGTTTAATCTTGAAATAGTCAAGGTTAAGAGTGAGGCGAACATTAGATTCCAATTCGAAATAACGAGAGACTTAGGTCGTCGAATATTAAATAAATCCAAAGAATATTCAAAAGAGTTAGGTCTAGGTAGCTTTGGCCTGCATCGTACTCATTGGTCAGTTAAAAACACAACGGCTGCCTCAGTAATAAGCTCACTTGGCATCAGCCCTCCACAATACAATATTATTTACACTCCGATAGAGTTTAACGACCAAAAGGAAATTGAAAAAAAACTGAGTTCTTATGAAAAAAGCGACTTCAAGGGAGAGGTAATTAAAGACGTAATTGACTACCTCGATAAAATAGTTAAGCACTCATGTGAAGATGACGAGGAAATTTTTTATCGTGGTCATTCAGACTATCGCTATAAGCTCACCCCATCTGTTTTCAGAATAGATGAACAAAGTAACTTTCTTTATAAGCAGTTTGAATCTGAAATGATCAATGAGCTCTTAACAGTTCAACCTGCCGAGTTCATGAATGACAGATATATGCTGGATAAACTTGTCCGCATGCAACATTATGGCCTACCAACAAGATTACTTGATGTCACTACCAATCCATTGATAGCGCTTTACTTTGCATGCTCAGCTATGAAGAAAGAGAAAGATAAAAAAACCAGTGAAATGAAAGAAGTTGACGGCAATGTGATTGTAATGACCACTAAAAAAAGCCATATAAAATTTTTTGATTCGGATACAGTCAGCTGCATTGCTAACCTCTCACGTCTTTCTGAGAAAGAAAAAAACGAACTAAATTATAATTTAGCGATTGAAGAATTTAATAATTCCATTTCCTGCTCACAGCTGTTGCACTTAATAAAAGAAGAAAAACCTCACTTTAAAGACAAGATCAACTCAAAAGATTTGAAGCGTATTATTGCAGTCAAGGGAAAAATGTCCAACCCTCGAATCAACTCTCAATCAGGTGCATTCCTGATATTTGGTGAAGATGCAATACTACCTGAATTTGGAGAGGAAAGCAGTGAAATCAAGGTTAGAAAATTCATTATTAATAACAAAGAGGAGATCATGGAGCAATTAGCAAAGTTTGGCATAACGGAAAGTACCGTTTACCCTGGCATTGAAAAAGCAGCGGGTGAAATAGCAAGAAAATATGAAAACATGAATAAAAGAATACAAGCAAGTTTAAATGCGGGGCGCTTCAATTGAAAGTTTACGATAAATTAACTTTAATTATATCAATACTAAGCCTAAGTGTTAGTGTGTTTGTAGCCATTAAACAATTCCAACCAGTCAAAGACACTCTTCTTGTTGAAGCTAACCTAGGCTTTAGTAATAAAAAGGCTCTTAGCGAAATTTATAAAAGCAAACTTCCTTCTGAAATATATGGCAAAGATAAAACCCTTGGGGGACCTTTTGTTTTTGAGCTTACACTATCAAATAATTTAAGCAGAGCGGCATCAATAAAAAAAGTTGATATTAAATATCTAATTGACGGCGCAGGGAAAATATACACCCCAGCCTTTTACAATGAAGATATTGATAGCCTTAACAAGATCTTTAAAATTGAAGCCAATAGCGTGGAAAGAGTTTCATATCAAGTTAATCTCCCTATATTTATGACAAATCAGACCAGAGCATGCTTAGAAGGAAAGGAAAAAGAAAAGGGATTTAACGCAGCATTTGGTAAGTGCTATTATGAGAAAGGTATTGATGCTTTTGGTAATGAAGTAAAATATTTAAAATCTGGTGAATCAAAGTTAATGCTCAGTTCTAAAAATGAAATATTACCATCAGTCAAAGTGATTCTTACAACAGGTGATGGCACAATTATCAATAGGATTGTAAAATTCTCAGGAATATTGCCATACTTTTGATGGCAAATAAAAAACACTTATGCGAAGATTCTATGAGTGCCAGATCATAATCACCTCACCATCCTTTAATTAAAGCACCAATTTTCTTCAAAATAACCACTGCCTGAAATTTATCATTATTTTAATTGCTGTTTTAATGCTATGTCATTCATTTTGCGATTGGTATTACTGTAAACTGCGTCACATATCTTGATGAGAGCATTTGAATTTTTATCAATCATAGGTTATCTGTTCTCTGAACAGTAAACCATGCTTTCTCCAAGCCAGATTTGCATATCTCATTTAACGCAGCCATAAATTTATGTGTATCTGCTTGATTTACAGCTGACTGAGTATCACAAGTTGTGCTACACCTGGCTGATAGTAATTTACGCAGCATGATAATAGCATTAGCATAGACATACCTTTGCCGCCAAAAGCATTGACACGTAGGCCACCGTCCTTAGCGAGCGAGGAATGAACGATGCAGGAATATATATATAAACACAATTGTTTAAAAGTTAGCATTACTTTTATCTCAAGTAATGTGAAGCTTATTAATTAGCTTAGCACCATTTTCATAACCTTGAAAGGGGCAGACAATGATAGAAATAAATAAAAATGAGTGGATGATCAATGCTCACAAAGCAATTGTTAAAGAATTATCAGATAGCTTTTTAAATCAGCAGCAAGACTCATGGAGTGAAAACTATATAACAACTAGAATGTTGATAGCGCTTCTAGGTTTTGGTCAAAATATTAAATGGACCTCCATGCCTCAGAGAATAAAATGGGACTCTTTTAAATTAAAAGGTAAAACAGAAACTGAATTTGGTGACATTGCATTTGTCATGAAAATAATGTTAACATCTGAATTATTTCTAGAGGGGGTTGTTTTTTATGAGGCTAAAAGGCAATACTATGACGAACAATGTAATCCACTAGGTTTCAAGTCAATCAAGCAAGAGCAATTAACTAGAATTCAAGAAATCACAAGCGCAAGTAACATTTTATTATATGATGTAGATATTAAAAAAGAGAGTGCTAGTGCTTTTTCATTACCTACGGTTTTCGTTGAAAAAATCATAAGCGAAGCGCCATTAGCTGTACCAGGGCGCATATTAACCTATTATGGCAATCCTTGGGTGAAATCATTGTCTGAAAATCTTTCTGGCTTTGGTCTCGATTACTCACCAGATGCGGTGAATAAAATGAAGGAAATTATAAATTCGACAGACAAACCATTACATGTCATTACTGCTAGCACTAGCATGCAAGGTATAATCGAACCTGAATTGGACCACAGCTTTATTCCCATGGATAGCTATGAAAATCTGATCTCCCCTCCATCGCCAGATCCAACTATCTCACGTTCTAGGAAAAATAGGATAAGTTAAATACTGAATTCTTACCTCTTTATAATTATTAACTCAAGGGGCAGTTTTCTCTCTATGTCCGTTTCAGGTACAAAGCGGACAATGGTGGCTTTCAAGATTGGATCGCCTACCCCGTCGCCGGAGCTTTTTTATGCCTTCAACAACACTGACCGTGCAATGCTGACCGCCAGATCATCACGACGCGCGGATAGCTCCACAATCATGTCAGCGATGGCATCCTGCGTTACCGGTTCCCCTGCGTCCAACAGCTGCCACACAGCCTCGCCGATAGCCCTGCATGCTGCGTGATAGGCCTGTTCCTCGAATTCCTGTTCCATAATGCCTCCTGTTATGTTTGAAGCCCAATAGTATGAAGGAATAGAGATAATTAAAGCATTAGTGGTTCAGCATGCGAGACGTCTTCCAAGATTAGGCAGTATGAACGAATTTCTTTGTAATATTCTCATTTGGCAATAGCTTTGCAATAAGACTTAACACATCACTAATTAAAGTCAAAAAAATCCCCTGTCAGACGGTTATTTTCTACTTCAGGAAAATAATTTTAACTACTGGATCATAGGGATTTGAGTCATGAAAATATTCGTCATAAACTTAGCTCGTTCAACTGAACGACGGAAATGCATTGAGCAGCAACTATCACTCTTGAATCTTGAATATGAAATAGTAGAAGCTGTGGACGGCTCTGAACTTTCATATACAGACATTATAAGAGAAACAAGGCCGCTGAACTACGCGCTTGGTTGTGGCGAAGTGGGCTGTGCGCTAAGCCATATCAACATTTATAAAAGAATAGCCTCTGAAAATATATCGATGGCGCTGGTATTAGAGGATGACGCCCTCATTGACCACATAACAGTAGAGGCCATGTCTGAAATTGAAGAAAGGAATATTTCCTTCCCTACCGTCACGTTATTGACAGAGGGACCTAAATATATTGATAAGCCTTTATACAAATCAGAGAAGAAAAAGCACATTGTATATGAGGTATTGGAAGCCGCCTGCTCTCATGGTTATGTGGTAAACAATAGTGCAGCATGTAGAATGGCAAACTTCCTCTACCCTGTCTGGATGGTTGCAGACAAGTGGCAGGTACTAAAGGAGTATTCAGTTTGCAAGGTTGAAGCTGTTATTCCACCAGTAATTCGTAAAACATCACATGCTGATATTTCAACTATACAATCTGATAATGATTTCAAAAAAAGATTAGACGAAGAGAAAGACTTAATGTGGGCGGGAATCAAAAAAAATCGCCCACTCAAACTTAAGTTGAAACGACTGCTTTGGTCTTCTTTTATTTATCCATTCCTTAAAATATCTAAATAAAGGCTATTTTATGGACTCTCCGGCCAAGCGATCACATTATATCCCGTCTCATCTTTTACGCTGCTGAGATCAAGGGATTTCAGTTCGCTGATATATGCCATCCACATAACGAGCGCCGACCTATCCAGATCGCTAATCACACCCAGTTCCAGTTCGGTCCGCCAGTCCGCCGTCATGGAATTTGCAGTAGTCAGCAGGTCAGTGCGTTGCTGCTCCGCTCTGGCGCTCCAGTCAATCAGACGATCAGCTAGGACCGGAGCGCCATTAGTATCAGCTACTATCATTTTTCCAATCGCCTGGCCCTCGATCAGCGATCGATATAGTTCATCGGTTATTTGCTGAGCATCATCAGGCCAGCCATTAGCAGAGGCTTCATAAACCTCTCTGAGAGCATCATGATAAAAACCGTTATTCGTTGCACTGTAATAAATATCGCTCATATATTCCTCACCATCCTATAGCCTCCCAGTACGATCCGGCCGTGTCCTGACCACAGGTAAAGCCGGACTGTGTTACGTTTCCCGCCGTCGCAAAATTGTCCGCTAGTTTGCCGCCCCCTCCAATAACAGTTACCTGAACGTTTGCGCAGGTATTTGGAAACGTGATCGGGAAATTTACCTGAAAAAAACCTGTCGTCGCGCCAGCATTCAAATATCCCCACTGTCTGATGCGACCAGTTGCGCTATCCTTTTCCCAGCCCCCACCGAGATCAGCGGTATTTTTTAACTGAAAATTTGGTAGCACCCATCCGCTATTATTGCTATTAATCGAGGCAGTGATTTGATTATTCAGCGCGACATTGAGCGCATTAATTTGAGCCAAAACCCACTGATTAAGGTATCCGCCCCATGCCGAACCATAGATATTGCCATCAGTTGCCATCCAGCATGCCCCCGCCCCTGCATAGAGCGTTCCGCCAGCGGTAAAATCGTGACCTGTAGATAATTTACCTGTAGCAAAATCAGCAATCAGGGGGCGTAGGGCGTTATAGCCTCCATGTGGATCGCCTTCGTTCGTGAACATCAGATACAACGCATTTCCATCAAAGCGCCAGAACGTGCCACGTTCATCACTTACAATACGAAAATTATTGACTATGTTTGACCATACCTCGCCTTCAACTTCGCCCCCAGCCAATGGATAAGCGCTGATATTCTCAGGTGTTAAATTAATCGCTCCTTTTTCGTCGGGCAGCACTTTGTTCACGCTTCGAACGAGCCCATCCCCCAGCGAATAAACTTTCACCGGGTTCATCACACTGAAAAATGACTTGGTTTTATCCAGCAGGCACGCGATTGGAACATCAGCAAGAATATCACCGGCTTCAAGCTCGACCTTCTTTCCTTTGTACAGCGGAAACGTGCCAAGTACTCGGCCTGCAACCGTTACCTGCAGTGTGGCTGCGCCGGTATTGGTCAGCGTCGGGGTGATGATGAGGGGCGTTCTGAAATCCCAATCCGTCGAGTCATTTAAAAAAAAGGTGCCTGGCAGTTGGATGGCCAGTGCGTTCTCACTGCCTCCGGCGACCGCGGCAGTGTACTGGCCTCTCTGAAGCTGCTCCGCTTGGACGAAACCGTTCTCAGAGCCGCGAGTGGCAAAGTTGGCGACTACATCATTCAGTGACCAGCCTCTGGCCGTCGTACCCTCCTGACCACGTACAACCGTCAGCACGTCGCCCTTAACTGCCGTCAGATGACAAATCTCATTAACGGTCTGGCCGGTATTGGTGAGCGTTAATATGGCGTAAACGCTCTGAGGATTTGAGCTGTTCTCCATGTCAGTGGTCAGCAATTTAGCAAACATGGCCCCCTGTTCCGGCATAACAGTCAGGGTTGTTTGTATAGACGTCACGTTTTCAGCCAGCGCTGACACAACATTATTTCCAAATCCGGTAATCATTGGCTGACTGCCTCCGCTTCATAAGTATAAATAAACGGCAAATTAACCAGGCGCGTATTAATTGCTCTCACCAGAAACTCGCCCACACCATCCCCATATTCAGGGATTTTTAACGTGAATTTTCCATTTTTACTGGTTACGCTAACGTCAAATGTATTTTCCAGAAGCGGATCTGCTCCCGACTCACCATGTATAAAGCGTGCAATTCTGCGTTTGAGCCATTCAACGGAAAACTGGAAACCATCACCTTTATAAAAGTTCCATGTGAGAATGCGTTTGAAATAGTCATCAGGAAGATGCTGAAATGTGCCAGGGTGAAAACTTTTCATATGCGCATAGTAAATGTCGTTATATTCGACAGTATTATATGCCCCTTCTGCTATTGTCGCGGTTGAGGTCTGCACCAATGGCCGTTCAACGCCGTAAATCCCCAGGGCTACCCAGTCAAGCAAATACCCCTTAATCAGCGGTGACGTCCAGCACGGCAGGTAAAGCGCGTTGAAGGCTTCGAGATATTGCTGAGCAATTATGTTGTAGGCTTTGAAAAATGCCACTACGTTTAGATCGTCGCGGTATTGCACAAACGGATAGGCGGGAATAATTTTTTCAACTGGCTGGCTCATACTGCCTCACCGTTATTAAGCTGGAATCAGTATCAAAGTAACCATACAGATCACCGCTGACTAAACCGGTATGTTCGTCCTGCTGAACTATTTTGCCATTAATTGCTACTAAAACATCTATGTATGAAACGTTATCTTCGCTAACAATACCGGTAACGGCTGTCAGGAAAATTTTTTTTATTCGATAAATACTGACAGGCATACCCACCGCAATATTCTCTATATAATCAACCAGAACCGGGCTCACCGCCGAACTGATAGTTTCATCTGAAAAGTCGATCAATGTTGCGTTCCAGGTAATTATCAACCCCAATTGCTGGGAGATTGGAACTATAAACGGCACCTGATAACTGTCAGGGTAACTGGTGATTGTCGGTGTAACCACCGTTGGCACATTGCCGGACGGATCGTTAACGTCGCCAGTTAACACCGAAATATCCGGGACTGACTGATATATTGCATGCGCAACCTCATAGGGATCACCGCCACCGACTAGAACAGCCCACTGTGAAAGGTTGATCTGCCTGTACGCGATTAATGCTGTTTTTACCCCTGTAACCCTGGAGAGTGTCGCCTTCAGCAGATCTGGCACTCCCTGAACGGTTGCCATGCCCATCTGCATCACCTGCGCACGATATTCAGCATTGTTCTGTGCATCGTTTCCCGGCAGGCCGGGATCGGTATTCGTACACGTCAGTGTCTGTGATGCAGGAACTGAGGTAATGATCTGCGTGACTGAACCAGCCGGCACTGCCCACGACCCGCTGGTTGTTGCCAGACAGTAAACCGGACTCGTCTGTCCGGATGCCGGTATCACCGTATTTGCCTGAACGGTATACTGATAGTTGCCATCTGAGACCACAAACCCTTTTGGTACAACGAAACCCGGCAACCCTTTAAAAATGACATAAACGGATGTGTTAGAGCCAACTCCTTTCTGTGCACCGTAGATATTACCGAGCTGTTCAAGTAACGGCACGTTGGCCCCATATGGTGTGACTGAGTTGATAGCGTCCACCATCGCCTGGTCTATCAGGGCCAGCGCGCCGACCGCTGTACTGGCCAAATCAGTAATGAGGGATGCCGGAAGGTTTGCGGTATATCCGGGCACCTCTGCAGATACGTTCTCGATCAATCTGGCAAGGAGCGTTTCGGGTGGCGTGGGCTGCGCGCCCGCCTGGGTTACTGTTACGGGAAGGTCTGACATTTTCACTCCAAAAAAAACACCCCGCAGGGTGCAATTTATCTATGCTGAATAAGGTCTGATCAAACGGCCACTTCACCTCGCCATGAAACCCCATTACGGAAGATCACGCTGATGTTATAAGTTGGTCGGTCAGCACCACTCATTTTAGTGATGGTGAGTGAGGCAAAATATCCAGCGAACTGCTGCTGAACCATGTTCACGTAATAATCCGGGTAGACCTGGCTGACAATGCACTGCTGCGCAGGAATACCGTATTGCGAGTAAAAGGGAGATTCACCTAAGCCCAGCTTCAGGGTCTGAATCAATGTCGTCAGCCAGCCATATGAAAAATCGCCGCTGGCATCCGATTCAACCGCCACCCATTTTTTGCCGCCATTACCATCCGGCACCCGCCCCCACGTCCTCATTTTGGATCTCCTGACGTCCTAGTAGTCTCACCCGATTTCACGTTTTCAACATCGTGATGATGGGTTGAGCCGACATTAATTCCGTTATGCCTCAGTCCATCAGCTGACAATTCCAGCGTCTGGCCGGAGACGGTTAACGTGATTTTATCGTTATCGATCGCTATTGCTGCCTTGCCGTCAGTAGTTTTAATGAGCGCGCCAGCGGGACCATATAGCGTGATTTTGTTGGGGTCTTCGGCGCTCCACTCACTGTTTCCAAGCGGCACGAAAAACAGCGCGGTAAGGGATGCTGGCAGCGACATATCGGCCATGCCGGTACCAAGCCCCGACACGCCGCGCAAAGAGACGTCGGCAGGCACGGTTACGCCCTTATCGCCCACTCGGATGGGATAGCGGATATATTCGAACCCTGCCACCGGCACCGTAATCTCCTGCAGCTGGATGGCACCTGGCAGTACATCAAACTGAACAGTCACGATCGCGCCCATGACTTTCACAACGTGACAGGGCAATGCGCGCCCCTCCAGCGCAGCGTAATCCTCAATCCGCGTGGTGGTCATGTTTGAGAGCGAAGATAGAAACGGAAATTTTTGTGAATCGCTCACGCATTATCTCCTTTGGCAGCCAGCATCCCGACCGCCTCGAATATGGTTACCCAGGCCTCACCTGAACCATTCATGAATTCGCCAACGTGACGCATGGAAGTGAGCATAAACTTGCCTGAGAAATTGAGTTTGTCGCGCTGAGCCGAAAACGCGGCAGGCGTGTTTACCGTCAGCAGAGATTGCGAGCCGTTAACAATGCTGTCTGGTAACGTAATAATATCCCCGACCATCAGATCGCCGCGCAGGGGCGTTTTGAACGACATTTTATTGATACCGATCCATGTAGGCTGACCGATCAACTCGTTGGCGTTGATTGTCCTGGCATTGCTGGCGGTCAGATTATCAAAAAATCGGATGGTCCCCTTCTGCATTACCAGGCTGATGCCGCTATAACCTTCCTCGTTGATCAGCCCAAGTGATGCGCTTTTCATGGCGATAGCAAGCTGCGATGGCCGGTTATAGACGCCCTTCCAGTCCTCCGGCAGCACCAGCTTGTCGCTGATCCTTATGTCCAGCTGCGTATCCGGATAGGCACCACTCAGCGCCCGTGTAACAACCTCAGCCAGCCCTTCCCCCCTTTTGCCATCGACCATAATGTTAAGCGTTTTGCCGTTTTTGTCGGTCAGCAGCCCCGGATTGACAATCAGATTCAGGCACTGGTTAACGCCCTGCCAGTTTCCATACGGATTGAAAACTTTACCCTGCAGCAACACTCCCTGTTGCTCTGGCCGCTCCAGTGGCAGGCCGCCGGAAAATCCCCCGTAAAGCGTTACGTTGGCACCGAAAAGATTGACGCTCTGTGACAGCGCAGCCATTGGCAGCCCGTAAATCGCGAGCATCGTTCCGCCGGTAGCCACATCCGGAGAGGTGATCAGAATGTCGAAGATAATGTTCAGCGCACCGCCAGGGCTTTCGGTGCTGACGAATGGGCCGATCGGATTACCTATTGCATCAACGATCGGCGCGCCCTGGCTGTCTGTTATGTCCAGCTCGTAATAGCGCATTCATGTTGCCTCAAACTGCTGCGTACTTTCCCGCAGCACCAGTTTCCCGGGTGCGAGCGAGAGCGCCAGATTTATGTCATACCCATCCGGCGATGCCACCAGCGGTACATAAGAGATCACAGTGTTCTGACCGTTTTTCAGCTGGAGGTAGTAGCGGCGTGCGTAGTGATTCCAGGGAACCGAACCAAACACCTGAGCGCCGCCCACAGTCGCCCTGAACGTAAACGGCTGATCACTCTGCGGCCTGAATGCAATATAGGCTGTCAAAATCCGAACTCCTGCTGCAATTGCTGCGTAACACCCGACCATGAGAGACCGTCCGTTTTTGCCCCGCTTCTGAATTTGCTCATCAGATTGCCCATAGCGGCATCCAGCTGAGAAATAGTGAGCAGTGGCTGCTCAAACTCAAACGACCATGAATACTGGGCCTGTTTGTTCTGCGGGGAAAATCCGGCGTTATCGACCATGCCGCGCAGCAGGCAGCCGGTATAAATGAAAGACGGCGTGAGGACGGTATAGCTGCCGCCGCTCTGATTGTGCTTATCAAGCGCCAGCTTCAGCGCCATAAACGTCATGGTTTTGTTCGCGTAACCGGATGAGGTGGATGCAGGCCGGATCATCTGCATAATGACCTTGTTCGGCTTCTGAACTACCGCATTTGCCGCCGTCGCCTGATTGTAAAAAGGATAACTCCCGATATCCTGCTGTATCAGCGTCGTGCCGGGCATGGGCATAAAACGGGTTGAGTTATCAGCCAGCTCGCCGTGTAGCGCGCCATCGAGGATATTAAGACCCTCTGTAAATACGGCTATTGGCAGCGTGCCGCCGGGAATATCTGCAGCAATACCGTCAACGAGCAGGATCGGGGAAACCTCAAAGGCAAGCCGCCAGGCCTGCCCGACGTAGTTGAGAGCCATTTACCCTCCGGATTAATGCGGGATGTATTGTGACTGAGCGGATGCGTTGATGTCTGAACCAGGGCGTTGATTGATATCAAGCTGGACAGTTACGCGCTGATCGCGGTTGCCGTTCAATTGCTGCTCCGCCGTTCTCAGGCGATCCATCAGCCCGGTATGCTGATCTTCAGCGCCCCGGATTTGCGGGAGCAGTTTTTCCAGATATCTGATGGTCTCAAGCTTCAGGTTCAGATTGCCATCTTTCCCAACAGCAACGTTACCCCCGTTATACTGCGCCAGCGATTGCGCTATATCGCCATGGTAGCGCTTGAGGTTATCCTGGAAATATCGCGCTGCAGCGGCCGTGGCTTTTTCAGGATCGAATCGATCGCTGTCCGAAAGCCCATACCGCGCGCCGGTGTCCCGTGTGAACTGGAACAGACCACCAGCGCCAGCACGACTAACCGCCCGAATATCCCAGCCTGATTCTGCCTCTGCAACTGCTGGCAGCAGGCCACCAGGTAATTTGCTCCGGTAATTTTCGTTCGCTACGTGGCTCTTATAGATATTCGTCACATGACGATCATTAGCATCAACCCGGCGTTCGGTTTTAGCGGCCGCATTTAGCGCGTCAACCCTATTTTTTTCTGCATTGCCCACAGCACGTTTACGCATAGGCGACAGGAACGAATTATCAAATACGACCCCCGCCACATGTCCCATAGCCATCACCGCATCGCCGGGAGTGTCATACGTGCCCATCAGCAGATTTCTGAATGCCTGACTGTTTGTCTCAGGGCCGGACAGCTGTCCTTCCTGCTTGTCGGACTCGTCCTCTTTACCCGTCAGCCTGTTGAACCAGTGAATTGCATCCCTGACTGCGTTGGCAATGTTCTTGATATCCCGTTCAAAATCTGACAGGTCTTTCTGAAAATCCGGTCCTGATAGCCAAGCACCCAGCCGCTCTAATCCTTGGGCGACGGTCTCAAAAACTGCCCTCCCGTTTTCTCCCTTCAGAAATCTTTCAATGTCTGTGGTGAGCGTATCCGCCAGAGCACCTATGGGTTTATTCAGTTTGGCCAACACCGAAAGGAAGGTATTGCCGATGCGGTCGGCATCGTTAGACAGCCTGCCGTTTAGATCCTGGAAACTTCGCTGCGTCCCTGCGCCCATGTCCCGGTCAAGCTGCTGCGACTGCGCCCCAAACATGGCATTAAGACGATCCATATCCCCGGAATTTGCCGCAATCTGATTCGCGGTGTTCACATCGATCATCCCGCTCAGCCCCATGCTTTGCAGAACGGCCTGTGAAACGCCCGTATCTTTGTAATCCTTTAGCAATGACGCCGCACGAGATAACAGTTTAGGGAGGTTGGCAGCCGCGCCTTCTTCGGGATTAATACCGAGCGAAAGCAAGCCGGCATACGCTTGATCAGAGGGGTTATTCTGCGCATTAGTCAGCCCCTGAATGATGCTACTGGTACCAGAAAAACGGTTCCCGTAGACATTCTGCGCGGCCTGCATCTGGCCCGTGGTCATGTTGTTGCCCTGCGCAGTGCGGTACTGCGCAGCAACATGACGGGTCATGACGTCATAACCGAACATGCCGCCGGTAGCCAGTAGCCCCATTCGAACAGACCAGCGTATGGAAGCTGAATAAAGCCCCTTCAGAAGGTTTTGGGTTGTGTTGAGCGTTTTGTTAACAAGGCCGAATGTCTTGAGCGAACTTTTAGCGGCCTTATCCACTCTGCCAAAGAGTTTTTTCAGGTCTTTAGACCAAGGTGATTGCTTGGTCTGGCCGGGAACAACAGGTAACCGCTGATCCGTTACGGCTGGTGGTAATACTACTGGTTTACCGCCAGGGCCAATCTGCAGGGCCGCCTGAAACTTTTGTACAACTTCCTCCATTCGTTTCAGGCGGGACTCATCGATATTAATGTCCAGAACCGGACGTGTATTTTCACTCACTGAAAAATCCCCCGCGGTTTGCATTTCAGCAGCTCACGAAGCTGCGCGGCCGTGTGCAGCTCGAGGCCACTTTGACTGAACAGTTCGCTGAAACCTATACCGGTAGCGTATCCGAGGAGGTCGCTGATAACGTGGTCTCCGTCTCGCCAGTATTCTCGGCAGGCTTCGATATCGGTAATGATGCTGTCCAGTCCGTAACATTCAACGATGTAATTCGACTGTTCCATAGTCCACCCACGCTCTCCATCAGGGATTTCGCCTGGTCTGGTTTGTTTATCGCAGAGACGCATATAAAAAAAACCAGTTCACCGATCACATCATCCAGCTCAACTATCCCTTTATCGAGAGCAACCTCCAGCGGCTGGTTATCCCAGCCCTTACCTTCAACCGGATAAACCAGGTTAGACAGCCGGATAATTTCATTAACCAGCGTATTACGCACCCCGTTGGCACCGTCCCAGATCTCCAAATCGCTCGCGATTTTTTCAAGCAGCAAATAGGCCACGCGCGGACCCGCAACCGTGCCCAACCCTTCGCTAAAGATCGATGCAAAAACTTTGCTGAGAATAAAGAAATGCTGACGGTAAACCTCTTTCGATATCGGCGTGCTGTGGATCCAGCACTTACCGTTTTCTGTTTCCACTTCAGCTATCAGATTCATGTTGCGCGCAATTTTCATCACAGATCCCACATATCAGAGTTGGTGTAATAAATGCCGGTCAGGGTGATTAGCAGCCCCGGATCGCCACCAGCGAATGTCATATCTCCGCAGTTGGAAATCGACGTGTTGGACAGGTCAAAATCACCGAATGTGCTGCTATCGGTATAAAGCCGACAGTCGCCCAGTACACCGTCTTTCTCATAGCGCGCTTTAAACTGTGCGGCCAGTGCCTGACTGCGCACCAGATGAATTTTGGCCTGTGCCATCATGTAGGGCTGCGGTGACTGAACAATGCCGGTCATGGTTGGCAGTGGTTCAACGATGTTGCCCTGAAAGGTAATCTCAATGCCTTCCTTCGCCAAATATGAGGCCGATACATTCAGCTCCGGCACGTCACTGAATTTGATGCTGGCACGAACACGGTTCAGCACGCCCTGTTTGATTTTTGGATTTGTAGCCACGGTTTATCCCTCACGAAAGCTGCATAGTGACGTTGATGTTGAAAACGATTTCGGTAAAACCGCGCATCGGTGTATACGTGGCTGAAAGCCCCGCATAGCGCCCTTTTGCATAGTCGTTCGGGTTATTTTTAATGTAGGTTTTGAACTTAATTGCGCTAACAACAGGAGCGCCATTCACCAGGCCATAACTGCCACCCGTGTCGAATATACCCTGGGCAACCAACTGGAGCCGATCAACACCATCCTGATCGTAATACAGCGGATTGATTGGGTTATTGCTGCCATTAATGACAGCGTTTGCCAGCGCCATATTTGCGTTAATTTGCACCCAGTCTACCGAATACCAGTAGGTCATATCGTTACCGTCACTGGTGACGCCGTTAGCCAGTATTGTGTTGCTGATACCGCCTTCTGCGCCGGTATCGACATAGTTAATATTTTGGTTCTGCATTCTTTTAAGAATGCTGTTCTTACCCGGATGCGCATTGACGGCCTGAAGGAAACGAAATGCCATAGGCGGCACTTTATTTACTTCGGATGGTGCAGCAGATACGAAATTCCACATCGCGGCCACAGCAGCATTTGTGTCCGGATAGGATGGGTCGGCGATGGCAATAACTGATTTGATCCCTGCATAGGGCGACACGGAATTAGTATCAGCTGGCGTGTCAGTCAGCACAAAAAAGTAGAGCATGGACTCATTCGATGTGTGCAGTTTCGCCAGAGAAATAAAATCTTCATCCCCATCCCATGAGCGCGGGACGTGATAGGCATAAAATCGTTTTAGCGGCTCATCAATGTACTTTTTTAGCGCTGCAATCTGTTCCGGGACGGTTAACCCTGATCCGAGTTCAATCACATAGACGCCCACCGATGATCCCTGTGCAAAGAACTCATCTGCCGCGGTTTCCAGCGAAGTGACGTTATTTTTGATGGAGAACGTGCCGATCACTTCAACGTCGGTTGAAGATGCGCTTATATCCCAGATGATAATATTTTCTGACGCAAGCTGAGCCGTCCACGTCCCGTTAAGTGCCTCTGGCGTAAAGCCTGTAGTGGTAATTTCAACACTATCTCCAACGGCATAGCTGGTCATGCCGTCAGAAATTCCCAGCATAGCCAGATAGCTTTCGCCATTTTCCCGCACAGCAAATGAAACAGGTGTCAGGCCCAGAATATCGCTCAGTTCAGACGATTCAGTCAGTAGCGCTGGCTCACCGGGTGACAGATTCGTCATTCCAGCTGAGACCAGCGCCGACATCTGCTGCAGCCCTGACGGTGTGCCGCTGATTGTCTGTGATACGTTTATCGTGACAATTCGAGTACTCATTATTTTATCTCGTAGTTGATGATGGCTTCCGTGATCAGTTGATGAGCAACATCGATCGCGGTTGACTGGTAATAATTGATGTCGAAATCTACAAACTTCTGTCTGGCCAGCACGCCCATCTCTACCTGAGTGCGCTTGCCATCGATCACAACCGGTACGTTGGTGATACCGAATACCTCATCTTCCAGCGCCGTGTTAACCACGTAGTCCACGAACTGCAGCGCCTGCGCATTAGTCAGGCCGTACATGGTCAGACGCACCTGATCGGCAACGTGCTGGCTGCGACTGTCATAATGCGGGGCAAGTTGCAGCGCCGTGGTTGAGCGCACATCTGCCACGATGTATGGCGGTCGCAGGTTTGAAGGGGAAAGGAAAGACGGATAGACCGTGGCGAACTGGTTTAGCGAAAGCCAGATAGGGATACTGTTAGACAGAATCTGTTCATCTGAAATTTCTGCTGCGCTCTCGATGATCTGCGTGCGCATAGTGGGCTGAATGGCTGTGCCGCGGTAATGGTAGATTCCGGCCTGCGTATAACGGGCCTCCATACGCGAAAAGGCAAACTGCGTGCCGTCATACTCACCGAAATAAACCGTATCAAGATTCACTGAATTCAGTTCGTCGGCCTGCTCCAGCGGTGTAAAAATAATATTGTTAGTCGAGCCCGAAATAGATTCTGACTGTTCAGAGACTACCTGCCGGTGAAGGCTGCCTGAGACGGTTCTGGTGACCGGCAGCCCAACCTTCTCTCGCTCGTCATCGGTCAGGATGGCCGCATTAACCCAGTACACGAAGCCGTCCAGCGGCAGCACCTTTTTTACGTAAAGGCGGAAGGTAATTTGCTGGCTTGAGGAAATGGTTTCTACGGCGGAATGAAGAACTGAGGAAAGTTGAGAGCCGGTGTTTTCGGCAAATTCATCAAGTCTCGGCATCGTTTTCTATCCAGGCGGTGAATGAAGTTTTGAATAGGCCGCCATCAATAAATGATGGCCGACGCGGTCCAAACTGTCGTTTCAGACGGCTGTTTACCCCATGTATTGCCGCCTGTGTCGGTACACCTGCCACACCAAGACCAGCCATCTCCTCCTGCTCCAGAAAAATATTAAATTTCTGAATCACGTTCCCCATCTGCAGATCACCGCCGTCCGGCGCGCCGTAACGGATTCGGTTTATCAGCTGGTGGGCAACAGCGGTGCCGGCCTCCTGAATAATGTCGTCCTTGTGTTGCGCCCAGAAATGGGAAAAGAGGCCATAATCCTCCTCCAGCCGGGTAGCTACTTCAAATGTGGTTGCAGGTTCTTCGCCGTAGTCATACGGCATATCGACTACACCCAGGCAAATTTTCATGGCGTATACCCCCAGAGCGGCCCCAGTTCCATCAATACCGCCAGCGCCGCACGTCCATACGGATCCTGCATCAGCATCAGGTCGGCCAGAGTCAGGTTATTCAGCGCATTGCTGATAGTGATTGAACCGGATGTTCCCTGATCGGAGGCTGATGAGGTGATCCCCGCGATATAATTACCAATCCCGAATTTTTTTCGCAGGTCCGAAAAATAAGTCGAAGGTGGGGTGTCGTTGGCATAATTGAGCAGCAGCGAGGCGGCCAGGTTGTAAACTGTATTCATCCGGACGATTGGCAGCCGCTCCAGTCCGACATTCCGGGGCATCAGCTCCAGCGCCGATTTGAAACAACATTCAATCGTCGGATCGTCATCCGTAATTGCGGATTCAGGAACACCCATGGCCGCCCGGACGAACCGGAGAAATCCGGCGAGTGTCGGGCGCGGCGTCATTATTTTTTGACCTGAATTTTTTTGTCGACTTTGGTCGTGGTGGGTTGATCCTGGTCGATGGCCTCCCCTTTGATTTCCATCTGAATGCCGTCGCCCAGCGGCGTCTCGCCACTCTGAATTACCGCCGACTCAACGGCATTATTGAGCGCCACAGCGCTGGCTTCGAGAATCGCCTGTGACATGTCGTCGAGGTTTTCCAGCTTCTGCTCTGCGTTTTCAATGATCTGAGCGCTGCTGAGCGGTTTATCCAGCGAATAGCAGATCCCCGAAAAATTTTTATCAACTTTGTCGCGGTGCTGAAGGCCATAGGGTTCATGCTGACTGATGATGTACGAGATCACATCTTCAGGCTGCTCAATCATGTGCTGGCGGCCAGCAGGGATGGTAATGCCAAACGACTGCTGTTTTTCAGGCAGTTTGTAATTGAAGGTGTGGGTCTGGCGGGAACAATTGCTGATAAAGAGTTTCATGAAATTACCTCATAAAAAAAGGGAGCCTGTGCTCCCTTAGTTATTTTCAGATGCCCGGATCAGGCGTATTTAGCAGACAGAAGCGTCACGCCTTCAGAACGGAAGTTCCAGCCAGGCGTGGATCGCATTGTGTAGAGCGTGGTCAGCCCGCCATCAGGCATAGGCGAAGGCACTTCAGTCGGCGCGGCGACGTCGCAGAACATCACATTTACCGCCTGCTGATTCGGGGTCAGCGTGGCGAAAATGTTGGTGTTAATATCCTGCCGGGCTTCAGGTACCACAATTTCCGGGTTAGTGACGATAATCAGATCCGTTCCGCCTGCCCCTTTACCGATCAGCGTGTCGTCCTGACAGAAAATCACATCATCGCCGGACGCGTCGTTTACGATAGTTTTCACCATCGTGCCGACAGTAGCCGTACCACCACCCGGACGCTGATAACTGGTCAGTTGAACCACGCCCGTCCATTCCAGCGCCTTCATGAAACGTTGCGGACAAAGAATGACGGTCGTCAACGGCTGGCCCAGCAGCAGCATGCGGGTTTTCTGATCGGCAATCAGGCCCAGAACGAACTTAGCCATCTCGCCTGAATCCCAGGTGGTGTACGAATCATTCCCCAGACTGTCGTTGCCCAGGTTGAGCGTATTCGCATTGGGGGAATTGGTGATGCCTTCGTTATTTGATGCCTGCACCCCGTAAAGCAGCATATTGCGCATCTGTTGCGCGTGGCCCTGACGGTTTGCAAGACGCAGACCTTCCACCAGCGAATAACCCCAGCGATTCGCCGCATCAGTATCGAGATAACTGTACTGAGAGCGCGTTGAGATACGGTAAGTTTTCATCTGGTCATAGCCGCCAGTAATGGTGGTGGACGGCAATTGCGCGGGTAATGACTGACCTACATGCGCCTGCGTAGTGGCGCGAAGGTATTTTTGGTAAACGACTAGATCACCCGAGCTGATTTTAACAGTAGGCGCTGAGCCTGGCAGAATATCGAAAGCGCCAGAGGCCATGCTGTATTGCATGATGATTTCTGGTAGCACCATCGATGGTGAGACGGTAGTAATGGCGGGTGCAAATGCGCTCATCGCTGGTTCCTTAAATTAAAAACAGGCCGCAAGGCTTATCGAATTCCCAGACAACGCTGCCGCTGTCTTCTTTTTTTACTGTGAGGTTTCCAGAATTCGAAACCATCAGCAGCTTGATGATGATCTTTGGGTTGTCCGGAGCATCTGCAGAAAACAGGTCAACCATGTTTTCTTTGACGTTCCACACGAATACGTCACCGCCATCAACCGCATTACTGTCATCAGCCAGAGCAGCAACAGCAGCGCTGATCGGGAGCGGAATACGCGCTTGTGAGCCAATGCGGTAGTAGTGAACTGATCCGCCAGGCATAAACAGCGGGACCGGATTTCCGGCCGTGGTGATGCCATGGTGGGCCTGATTAGCAACAGAAAAGGCATTGCAGGATTTTGCGGTCGCTTTCTTCAGTGTTGCGCCAGCAACGTTCTGGGCTGGATTCGAGATGCATTCAACCAGAGCTACGCCGCCCCATACGGGTGCATCAACATCTGAGGCCAGCATTCCCGAACACAACTGCAGCCGTACTGCCGGATCATCCCAGGCATCACCCTGCGTCATGCCGCGGGATTCGACGTTGAACAGGCCCGATGTAGTACCCTGCGTTTTGAACGGATCGAAACTGATGGAATTAGCGGCCATTGTTCATGCTCCCCTGGGTGTTAATTTTTTCCAGCACGCGGCCAGGTGTTTTAAAGGTGCTGAGCCAGACGTTAGGATCACCGAAATATTCAGTGATGCGGCGACCTGCTTCGTCGCTGCGTACACGTTTATTTAACTGGCCCTGCGTGTTGTGCATTTCATCTTCGATTGCTTTGCGCGCTTCGCTGTAGATAGCCTCTTCAAGCACAGACAGCGTGGCTGAGTCAGCAATTGCGCGAATGTTCACATCGGCGTGCTTAGGTGAATGCTTTTGCATGGCCACAAGCGCACGCTTACGGAAATCCAGCGCCTTTTCGCCGGAGAACGGCTCTGGTGCACGTTTGCCAACGGCGGAATAAGCAGCATCAGCGCGGGACTGCGCTTCGCCCATATCCTGGTCATTACGCTCTTTTTCTTCAGCAGCCGCTGCTTCATCGGCTTTGCGCTTTTCTTCAGCTTCAGCATCCGCTTTCGCTTTTTCTTCAGCCTGCTTCTGCGCTTCCGCCTCATCTGCTTTGCGCTGTTCTTCCTCCGCTGCGTCTGCTTTAGCTGTTTCATCCTGATCGGCTTTTTCTTTGGCCTCTTTTTTTTCTGCCTCTTCGGCGTCGGCGCGAGCATTGAATCCACCTTCCAGCGAATCCATGCGCGCCGTCAGTGTTTCAATCCCCTTATTAACACCGCCCAGCGCATCGCCAATCGCCTTAGCGAGCAGGGTTTGAAGCTGATTTTCATCCATATCTAAGTCACCTGTTTTATTTGAAACCTCGATCCCGGCTGGGATCTTCTCTTTGTCCCACACGCCCAGCGAGCCGCGCTCCTCTGTCACCAGCGCAATGTGATCGATCAGGAACGGCACGCCTTCTATGAGAAAGTTTGTGTCGCCGTCCTTTACCTCTACGCTGCCAGATTGGTTGTTGAAGACGACTGCGGGGCTGGTTGAGACTTTCTCAGTGATGATCTGATCAACAATGTCCCGGATATAAACCCGGCAGACAGCCCAGACTTCATCACCCCGGATATAAGGAAGCATCACCGAACCCACTACCCGCTCTGTAAAATCCTCTTCGGTGAGCGTTGCTTCATCAGGGTGATTAGCGATGACCGGGAGGCCATGACAGCGCTGAAGAAATTCATCATTGAGATAAATTTTTGGATCCCGCCAGACGTGCTCTTTAAGCCCCGTCCGGTACGCTAACCCCGTCCCGGTAATGCGAAGATTTACCAGCCACATATTGGAAAATTTAACCGGTGATGGCGTGGTGCCATCCCGTATCCGTTGTGCCAGCTCAAGTTCTGTTAAATTCACGTTTCCCCTTCTCCGTTAAAAACTCATCAGGTAGCTGTTGCGGCGCGTAAACCGGTATCGCCTGACAGCTGCAAAAAACCTCCTCGCCTGCGGCGGTGATTTCGTCGTAAAAACCGCATACAGGCTTAATCAGCCCCTGCTCTAATGCCCAGGAATCCCGAACCAAATAAATGAGTTCGTCGCGCTCTTTGTGGTCCTTACGATACTGATACCCAGGACGCCGCCAGTTTGAATGCCAGCGAAATGCGATAGCACCGCTCTGAATGGCCAGCACGTATTTCACGTTGCTGGCCAGCTTGTGTCCCTGGTCAATGGCCACGCGGCGGCTTATAAAATCGAGGTCACTGACAGACTTCTGAATTTCGGCTTTCTGAGCGCGCTTATCTGTCTCGCTCACCCCGTCCGGAGGTATTGACGAAACCCAGCCCTGAAAGCGCTGAACCGTTCGCTCAATGGCCTGTTGCCGGTTCAGTTTTATGAGGTTTGCACTCGCAAAAATGCGCCGATCCAACTCCTTGCGAAGCTCCGGCCTGATTTTATTGAGGGTAATTTTCGACGGGCCACCGGGTGGCTGATCCCTGAGAGCGCCCCCATCAATCACGAGGCGGCTATAAATGGCGGTGAGGTGCTTTCTTGCTACATCGTCACTGGGTGCTTCACGCTGAGCGGCCACGCGCAGGCGCTGGCTCCAGCTAAGTAATGACTTTTCGCTATCCCAGCCTGATTCGACGTAGTGATTGATCGCAGCGGTCAGAACCTCAAACAGGCTCTTCGGCTTCTTCTTCCCCGCCCGGTTGACTGACTTCATTTTGTCGCTCCGGAGGCGCTGGTGGGGTGTAGTTTGCGAGAGATTCGGTATTGATGATCAGAGGCATATCGCCATAGGTCTGTGTACCACTGACGATTGAGGACAGCCATTCGGCCAGTACAGCTCTGTTCTCCGGGTCCAGCGTTGGTGCCATGCCCGTATAGAGCGCTGTCGCTGACTGGATCGTTTTGCTATCAGACTCCCTGCGTTTGTCCGGCGACTCCTCCACCAGCTCCTGCCATTTCGCGCTAAATTCGCGACGCCACAAATAAAATGTCGCTTTGTAGTCTTCCGTGATGATGTCGGGGAAATCCCCTTTCAGCGCATTAAAAAAATCTTCGTTCCAGGCAATGTACTGAACCAGTTTTTCGAAATAATCCATAACCGGCTCGATCTGCTGGCGGACACCATCGATGTACTGGCTGATCGCTTTCGAGTCTTCCGCGCCGTCGCTCCACCCTTTCGAAAATGCCTCCTCTTTAATCAGGATGGCCGGAACGTCACTGCCGGACGCAATATCGGAGATGATGTTGTCGCGCGCCGCATTCAGCGCCCCATCGATGTTCTGCAGATTGAGCGACTCGATAGCCTCTTTATCACCGATGCTGATTACCCCGCCAGTGCGGGCAATCTTCACCATAGTGCGCTTGGCTGATGAAGCCATTTGCTTGAGGCCGTTCATGATTGAGCCGTTCTGTGACATTTTCGCCACCAGCACGCCCGCTTTCTGACTAACCAGGTCGTTAGCTTCCATGGTGCCTATATAGGATTTCATGGGGTACAGGACGCGTTGAAATACGCTGCGGCCAGTGAAACCGAACGTTGAGTTCTGGAACTCAAGATAAATAGGGGTGCCGTGGAAAATTTTTAAGGTTCGCGATGGGTGCCAGTTTTTACCGGCGATTTTCAGCGTGTTATTGGGCTTCTGAAAAAACCGGCTGTTGGGATTCTGATCTGTCACCATTGAGCCAGCCGCGTTGAGCGGATCCCAGACGTTGATATAAACGTCTTCCTCCTGTAGCCCGAACTGTAACAGCGGCTGGCTACAGGGATGATTCGCAGTACCTACGCCAACAGCAGCGGCACCGTAACAGCGCGATATGTAGAAAAAATTTCTGATGTACTCATTGATCCCCATCCGCTCCCACGTTTCACTGAATTGCCTGACAACACGCTCATCAGGATCAGTTTCAACGTTATATTGCCGGGGTTTGCACATCGCCATGCTGATGGGTTTTTCCACCAGCTTCCCGCCAAGCGGGTGAAACTGCCATAGCAGCTTGCATAACTGGTAACCTACGTCGCTTCCGGGCTGTATCTCTTCAGCGGCCAGAATCTTCGCCAGTTCAGAACTCATATTATTGTTGAGTTGAATTTCTGCCATTTAGAACCCTGCTTACAGTGCTTCGTAGTTCCCGAACGCGATGATCAGGCCATACGTGTAGCAATCGAAAAGGTCATCGGCGCGCTTGTGCGCCAGCGGATCGGCCAGATGGAATTTGGCGATCTGCTTGAGAAGGTGATTAGCGGTGTCCTGCTTGAACGCGGCAACTTTATCGTATGCTTCGCGCGTGATTTTGCACTTGCCCAGATAATGATGGCCGGACGCCATAACCGCACGTTCATCTTTACCCTTGCTGGTCAGGGCCGACTTTATCGGCTGCATTGCCCAGCCTTCTGTTTCGGCTTTCTGGTTCAGAATTGCGCCCATAGCCGCGTCTTCCATGAAAACGCCCATACTGCCCAGACGCGGCCGGCACAATTTCGCCAGCCGTTCGAGGTTGTCATAGACGCTGGGCATGTATTCGGGAAGCAGCGACGCTTTGATCTGAGTGATATCCCAGTCGATGATCGTCAGCCGTGGCTCTGAATACGTTTCCTCATACGCGAAATAGACAAAGCCGGTGCCGTCATTTTCCGAACCACCTTTTAACGCGGTATCGGCCACGGCAAAGATCATGTCGCACGTTGTCGGCATACCTACCGGCAGACCGTCCACCATCAACCTATCAATATCCAGCAACGCATCAGCGGACCAGTCTATAAATTCAGCGTCAAACTCCTGCTGATAAACGCGCGGATCGTTCGCCGCTCTCTCTTTTTCCAGCTCATCAGGCGGAACGAATGGGTTCGAGGAGGTGGGCGCGTGGTGCTCATGAAATCCGAGGCTCTTGTCATGGCAGATCGCATAGAAAAAGTTTTTTTCATCAGTGCCGTTAGGTGTTGAGAAAACCCAGGCGCGACCGCGACGGGTCAGCAGCGTCGGCTTTATCGACTTTGGCCAGATTTCATTAAGCATTTCCGGCGATTTGGTGAATGCGGATTCATCCAGCAAGACAACGTCATATTCACGCCCACGCCCAGCCAGCGGGTTATTGTTCGTAACCCAGAAATCGATCCTCGCGCCGTTCTTCAGACGAATACGCCCTTCGCTGCGCGATTTCATCTTGATCAGCGGTAACAGCGCTTCTTCCAGGTAGTCGAAAATCTCCTGCTGCTGCTTATACTCAGCGGTGAATATGCCAACCCTGCCGCCCTGCAATCTTTCGCCGCCAGTCTCTTTAAACAGAGAGGTTGCGTAGGATATGGCGATATTGCCCAGAATGGCCGTTTTACCCCAGCGACGGCCACAGCGCACCACGTTATACTGGTGCTGACTCCCCTCGGTCCATACGGCTGACTGCGCGGTGTGCAGCTTTCGACAGAAGATCTGCGCCATTAGTCATCCCCGCTGTCGCTGCTGGTGGGCTGCATCGCACCCGGCACCTGCAGAGCGTTATGAACAACGATCAGGTTGCTGTCATTTTTACCGCTGCGGATGTTTTCTATCTCAGCTTCGGCCTTTTCATTCACCAGCTGGCGGCGGCGCGTCTCGAGCGGAGCCAGTGTCTGTTCCTGCTCCATATCAAACTGGCCGCGCACCTCTGCCATACTTTTCAGCCGCTCATCGGCATAGGCTTTAGCTATGGCTGCCTTGGTGTATTCCAGCGACTCAATGCGGGCGGTATTCCTATGCATCGCTTTTTCAGCCGCGCCGATGTTGTCCAGCAGCGCCTTTTTAGCCTCGGGCGTTTCCGCGTCTTCCTGCTGCACGCGCCAACGGCCAATGTTCTCTGCAGCGGTCAGGTTTGCAGCACGCAGCCAGAACAGCTCATCGTCGAGCGTCAGCGCCGGCACGTCTTCAATGATGGCATCTGACAGCAGCAGCCGGCGGCCGTATCCACCATGCTTTAGTGCATGCTGATTACCTGAGGTGAAAGCATTTGTGGGTGGGGCATTACGCGTGCCGCGAATCGGTTTCGCACCTGGAGAATCTGCGAATGCTGGTGATTCGCAGTTTTCCTGTGAAGGCATGTCGGGGCGGCTTTTACGCTGCTTTGGCTTCTGCGAATTCGCAGTTTTATTCGCAGTTTTTTTTTGCGAATTCGCACCGCTGTTCGCAATTTTTATGTAGCGTTTGGCAGTCGAGTATTTCAGCCCCTGCGCCTCACACCAGTCTTTCGGGGAGATACCGGTTTTTGCATGTGCGGACAGGAACCGTTGCTGAAGAGCGCCCCAGTCCGGTTTTGCCATGTTTCATCCTCAGTCAGACATTATCGAAGCCCCTCAGTGAAGGGCTTCTGTAACGCTGTGACGTACCACAGCGAGGCGGGGTTGGCGTTGCTGTCGTTCTTGATGAATATCGTGTTGGCTGGCTGTTTAGCCTGACCGTCAATCACGATAGCGCCGGGTACTGATATTCCCGGCATGTTGGTGCCACCAATGACGATGGCATCGGGTGTAACAATCATTGGTTGCTCCAATAAAAAACCGCCCTGAGGCGGTAAATGTTTATCGTGAGAATTTATTCAAATCTTAAAGAACCAACTATCGTTTTCAAACGATGATCAAGCTCTCTTTTAGCTTTCTGCCTTCTGGCTTCTTCTGCAATCTCAGCATCCACCTTGTCTTTCAAAGATGCATTAGCTACCACTAATGCTCGCTTAAGGTGATGATGAACTGTTCTTAAATCATACTCTCCTTCAATCTCAGCATAAGCACTTATAGAGGTGTCACTAGCAATAGTGGGTTGCCTATAAGCAAAACAGCTGGCATTTTCTAAGCGTATGGCGTCGAAAAACTCATCACGCCAGCGATGCTCAATCTGATTATCTAAGACAAAAATGAAGTTTCCACTATGTGTGTCGTAGCTGGAACGCTCTAAATCCACATCAACTATTTTTGGGTAGTTTACTGACATGTATGCCTCCTTACATTATGAAGGCTATACAATAAACCTAAGAACATTCTTATAGAAGGAAATTTAATCAGTAAAATCAGCAACGCTTCACAACGTGACTCAAACAATGTTTTAGTGCTTATTGCCCAATCATACCTTGTGCTAAAGAAGCTGCTATAGCTGAAAATGTAGGGTTTTCTAAGAGTTTTTGCCAAATACTTTTTACTTCCGGGTCCCCTGATTTTTCTATAGCCTCTTGCAGTTGCTCAACAGTAATCTGCTTGCTTATAGAGTTCACAGAACCTGCCTGAAAACCCCCTCCAGCGGTCACTGAGCCGTGGAAATTTATATGGGTATCTCCACCTGCGGGCTTAGATTTTACGTCCAACGCACTCACATGAAGGATAGCTAAAAAAGGAAGATTGCTACCAACTCCCAGGCTATCCTGCACTTCATAATCCAACACCTCAAAGAGCCTTGCTTTATCGCCTTGCTTAAGCTCAATCTTGTCACCGATGTCGAAGGGACAAGTTTGGTCTTTAATAGGTATTAAGATCTGATTTTTCTTAGTATCTCTCTGACCTCGGTAAGTGATGCCATTGAAAGTGAACTCGTTAGGAAAGAAAAAGTTTTCCGAAACCATAACTGCTCCTTAACCATTGCATGTGTGAAAAGTGATAATCACATTTAATCGGTATAAGGAATAGGATGCGTGTCAAGTTTTCTAATCGCAGCACGATCAATGTTGCACTGCCCCAGAGCGCCATATAACTCAGCGTTGAGGCTCACGCTGTCACCGTACGTCATATCCTGTGATGGCGCTGGCACGTCCATCGGGCTGGTCAGTTCAGCCGGAAGGCTTAGCTGAGGCTGTTTTACTATCCGGTATTCCACCAGCAGCTTTCGCTGCGTCCCGCAACCGGTCAGCAGCATCAGGGGGAACAGGAGCAACAGCACACTTGTCCGCCGCCAGGTAACGCTTAATTTCATTCTGTAGTTTCCGATTCTGCTGGGCTGTTACGGCACGCTGCTCTGTGACCTGACTCATTACATCGTTCTGCTGTTTAACTGCTGTTACCAGCTCAGTAACGCTTGATGCCAGGCCATCGTTCTTGGAGCGCAGATCGTTAATCTGCTCGTCTTTGCTGTTTGCAAGCTTCTCAAGGCGCTGATTGGTTGCCTCAAGCTGCGAGCTTCGGGCGTTCAGCATCCAGAGCGCCAGGCAAATGAGGCCTATGACGAAAATGTGTGAATAGTTTTTGATGAACTTGAAAGCGGCCATACGACCTCCTTCTGTCAGACGAGTTCGAATGCCCGAATAAAAACATCATATTCGTATGGCTGCGTGCCGTTCTCGTGCTTGATGATTGCCTGCAAAAGCGGGAACAGCTTACGGCTGTCCGTCAGGTCAATAGACTTATCAGCATCAGTACCTGTGGCCAGCGCCACACTGCGAATGTATGCCTGAGTGTCATTCTCGTTCGGCGGTGCCCAGCGCTTGATCATGCCGGTGATCGTGCGCAGCCCGTATTTGCTCTGATAATTGCGAAGGATGACGATCATCGCGCGAATACCGTATTCTGGCGAGATGAACTGGCAGAACGATTTATCAGTGCGTTGGGATTTTTGTATCAACCCCTGCCACTCATCGCCCCAGCGAATGTTTCCAGGGTTGTTGTTGCGGATGCCGCGTGGTTTTTTATTACCTGTCATTTTTTACTACTTCCCTCCGTTGGATAAGAAACAATACGCGCAACATTTCCACGCGCCGCAAACACCGCGATGCATATCAGTGCGTTCGCCAAAACCACCGGCCAGCCACTGGCGTGGTAATGACCGAATAACCAGAGCAGTCCAAAGTTGCCGTAAAACAGAATTAGGCCAGCAGCAATCCAAGAGATACCCGGTTTATGCGTTCTGCCTGCTTTACTGAAGAGCATCAGACGCACAGCAATAGCTGCACAAATGGCGACATCAATTACCGTCAGGAGATCGTGGCTGATCATGATTGTTCCCCCATCCATTTTTTGACGAACGGCAGTTTTGAAATGCCGCCGTTTTTCAGCCAGAAATAGCTTTGAACCGCAGCAGCGGAAATGATTACAGCCGCCAGAGCGTCCAGCGGTTTTTCGCGGTAATCCAGATAGTCCTCTACTTTGTCCGCAACAAACCCGGCTCCAAATACGCCAGCAGCATAGCCAAAGAGGAAATAACCAAATATCTGGCGTCGTGTTAGGTCGCTGACAGTGACGATAAAGCACATAGACCCGGCAAACGCACCGAATGCGATTGAGTAATCTACAGAAGTGATGAATCCTACCAACGCAGACGTGACAATGCCCCAGCCAGCTACCGTTCCCACAGTAGCGCTGGTGCTTAATGGCTCAGCCATTATTTCTCCCTCTGTTTTTTAGAGTGCCTTTAGATACAAAAAAGGCCCGCCGTAGCGAGCCTCTAATCTTTCTTGATTAAAGTCTTAAAGCGAAGATTGATGGAATCTAACTGAAAGGAAATATAACCCTAACAAGGTCGTTGTTATTATATTTATAAGAATGAAAGAGTAAATCCCAACAAAAAAAGTCTTTATAATCCAGAAAATTTCAATTGAACTAATTTCAACCACCCATGCAGAAATTACTTTGCCGAGCAGGATTGATACAAGCCCTACGCTAAATAAAACAAAGCTCATTAACGCCAAGTAACCGAACAAAAAACAAACAAACCTTCTTCTTGTCAGGTCCACTTTTAGCTTAGTCCCTCTGTACTTTTCAACGATAGTAGGAGGGTCTCCTGCCATTACTTCGTCTATTGTCGAGTTACTAAAAGTCGAAACTGCTGCTAATGCAGCAATATAGAAACCTATCAAAACTTGCAACAAACCGTTAACTTGAACTATCAAACCACTACCACCCACTAATGGAATGTGCTCATGACAAAAATAGTACACAGCCATTGCCATAGTCGCACCAAGCGCCGGCACCCAAAGGTCGTACCATTTTTTTTCATCATGTTTGATACGAAGGTAGTTCAATGGTGAGAAGAGCTTCATGCCGAACCTCGTTTACAATAATCCTTTCATCTTTTGTTCAAGCTCTTGATGTATCGAACTCTCACATTGATTGATACCAGAGCCGAGAATCAACTTTTCGCTTTTAGTGAAAAGCTTTGTGGCTGCATCTTCAGTTCTATCCAAATCTAAACTAGCCTGTCGACCATCCTTCGAGTAGCTAATCGACACTTTACTATAGCCGGACTGCTGGCCTTTCTTTCTTAATATTTCGAGTAATCTTGCTTTATCTGCTCTTGGTGGTTGTTTAATAATTTTGTATCTAACAGAGCGTTCTGATAGCTCAGTATAAGCTGTTTTATCCATACCTCCTTTCTTGCGTGTGCTTACTAGTTTCACATTATGTAGCTTTGCACCGTTCAAAGTATCCAGCAACGTTTGAGAACCATGGGAAAAAATCTCAAGTTTGGGCTTAAGCTGGCACATCGCTTTTGTTGCTGGATTTTTGAATTCTTGACCTGTGAAAGCCTCACGCAGCATCGCATTTAAAAAAGGTTGTAAAATAGATTTACTTATACCTGGCACTGATTCAACTAAAGCTTTGAAATGGTCAGCAGTATGCTGGACTAATGAAGTAGATATTACTATGTGACTTGAAACAGCTATTCCCTCACCCGCAAGTTTGGGTTCAACTCGAAGATGCCCAGTTGTAAGCTCTCCAAAAACAGGATCTGACCCGTTTTTATCGCATAACTGAACAAGTAGTGTTGCTTCTGAGTCTCCATCCTCATAAACCATTTCAGAAATGCGCACAGCTCGGGAACTTTGATTGTAAAGCCTCACTGCATCTCCAGAATCAACCAAATTTTTTAGTCTTGCAAATATGTCACCTACCGCGATGTCTGGCGCAGCTGCATGAGTCGGTTGAAACGCAAAATCGAAGAAAGAGATCCATCTTTCAAAAGTTGATAACATTTAACAGCCCTATTCGCTGGTTGATCCTGAACATAATTTAACGAATTGGGGAGAAAAATAAAGATACAATTAGAAAAAATTTGACATTGACTTGCATGCCTCGTGAGATCCAAAAGGCTCAACCATGTAAGCGCTTGAATTAGAATACTTACCGCTATAATGGAGCATTCTGCCGGATTTGAACCGACGTCCTCAGATTGGAAGCCTGAAATATTAATCCGCTATACGAAGGATGCAAAAAGCAAAAAAGCCCGCCGAAGCGAGCCTTTGTTATTAATGTTTTTTCACGTAATGAAGCTGAAGCCCTTAGGCTTCAATTGCACCGCCAGCAGCAGGTGCGCCACCCGAATCTTTTGGTCCCAATTTGAGCTTGCCACGTAAACTATCAAACTTAATCTCAGTCACACCTAATGAGCTAATCGGTATCGACTTTTCAGAAGCGGAACGTTCCGCAGCAATCTCAAACGCATATTGTTCTTTGAGCGCAGGCAGATTTTCCTCAGAAACTAAACCGTAATCGGTATTCCAGATATCTATGATTGCTTCTGGCGAATACGATTTACCATTCTCCTTTTCCAGCTTTACTTGGTTAGAAGCAATGCTGCGGATAAAACTTCGGTCAACAAAATTCATAAGTTTTCTCGCTGTGTAAGGTTAAAATTAACTACAAGGCACATCCTAATGTGCAAATAATCACTTCCCTTACGACCGATTTCACCATCACATATCCAAAAAACAATGGCAACCAAAATGCATAAAAAAAGCCCCACTAGCTTTGAGGCTGCGAAGCTTTTAGCATTTTTAATGATGCAATTGATTGAATCTCATAATGATGATTAGCGCGTAGAAACTCCATCATTGGGGATATTTTCGGCTAATTTCGTCACGCCGTCAATGTGGCTTGCCATGCATGGGCACATGCTCGCGAGGATGACCACTATCTGTGACCTTCTTCAGCAGCGCGTCTGCTCGCGCCTCCTCTCGGTGGCAGTGGGTGATCAGCATTTCGTAAAACGGTCTAAAGCCGCGGCGCCAGGTGGGTTCGCTGATGGCCATCACGGTCAGACTTGCTGCCCGACGCACTGCCTCACCCGGCAAACGTGCGTAGCCACGACCGGTGCATTTTGAACATGTTTTTGTGACAGGTACGCCCTGAACCTTGCTCTGATACTCATCCAGCACCGTGCCTCGCCCACGACAGCGGCAGGCATTACTGATGGTCCCTTTCCCCCCACATGATGAACAGAGTACCCGCTCAACATCTCTGACCACGCGTGTGTGCTCATAGTCCGAAGGTCGTACGCCTTTCACACCCATTTTCACTGATGCCTTAACAAAATCCCGTTCACGGTATGGCATATGCGATTTGGTGGTAAACACTTCTGCCTCGATGAATCCTGTACCGCTGCAGCAGCTGCACTGCCGGGTACTGGCTGCGCTGCGCGTGTAGTCCTCATAGGCGAACATTGAGAACAGTTTCACCAGGTCGCGCCTAAGAGGCTCATTCAGGGAGGCGATTGCCCGGTAATTTGGCGCCTGAGTCATCCCGTAGTCAGTGAGCATGATCACAGCACGTTCGCTGGATGTAATGCCGTGTTTTGAGAGAAACAGCTCAAACCCAAAACGCGCTTGGGCCTCAGTCAGCCCGAACGACGCCATAACATCAGATATGGCTAGCCGACCGCCGGTTGAGCCTGGGGCATCACTGAGCATGGGTGATTTCGGCGAAAAATATTTAATGGCGTTTTCGAGGTTCACTTTGGATTCTCCTGACTGTTGTTCAGTCGAGAGGATGGCGCAACCGCCGTTCTAAATCCTGGCTAAATGGCGGTTGCAGGTGTGAGAGCAATCAGAGTGCCGCAACGATGTCAGTAAAATCATTTTGAGCCAGTGCCGGCTAACGCGATGAACGAGATCCGCCCCTCCGGTACCGAGCACGCTGATAATCAACGTAGGGCAAATCCTCCTGCGTTTTATGGGTAACGAGTTCCCACAGGCGAATCAACCGTTCCCCATCGCTGTAGCGCGGCTCTGAGCCTGTTTTCCAGTAGAATATCGATGACCTGGATGCCACCAGCTGCCGTGCGATTTTGTCATGTGTGAATCCTGCACGCTCCAGGTCAGTTATCAGGCGAAACCAATCAATCTGCATCACAGGCCCCCAAACGCGCGCGCAGGCGAGGGGAACCGGTCTGGCTGGCAAAATCGAAGCCAGTCACGGAAAACAAAACAAAAAAAAGTGCCAAATTTTTTCCCCTAAAAAATGGCACAGAGACAATCAGGCTGTTCAGGCCAGAAATTATTATAATCTGCGGCCTGTTGAATCCACAATAAACAGACCTGCGCGGTGGCACGCCTCATTAAATTTTTCAAAGCTGGTAACGAATTCATCCGATTGCAGCACGCGACCAGATTTAAATGTGCCGTCCTCTTTTCTCGTAATTAGAATGGGCCTAGTGTTTTCGTTAATATCGAAAATAGCAGCGTCGGGAATAAACATTTCAGTATGTACTCTATATATTTGTTGATGAATAACAGGATCCAGCGTGGATTATTAATTAGTCGAGAATAAACATACCCATACAGGGTTATAACCGGAAATGGGTTGATGTGTTAGCCTGTGTTGGCGGGGCGTAATGTAGATCTGTTTATTATTCTGGCCAATTGTTAGATTGTGGTGTATTGATTTGGATTAAACATTGATGCGGTTTCGATATATTGTTTATTTTGCCTGATTTCACATAAATCATTATGTAACGCAAATATATATTTTGTCCGGACTAAATTCTAATATTGCACTGAATTTAATTTCCCTCCATCATTCAAAAAATAAAAACCGCTAATATTTAAATATTTATTTAATTAATCCCGGCTGCTGGTGGGCGGTTTGAGCGCCACGCAGCTGCCGCGATGATTCTACCTGCCATTAAAACCCTTGGGAATCTCATAGTCCATCGAACTGAGATCGCCAACGAGCCCATTACCACGCCTGCGCCCAGAATTGGCACGGCTGGTCATGAGATACAGCGAGAATTTTTGTTCCCACTGCACCGGAGCAAAGGTTACGCCCTCCGCCATCCAGTACGCGCAAAATTCTGTCAGCTCAGCTGCAGTATATCCCGGATCCGGGCCTGTCAGGACACGTCCCCATGTCTCAGACCGTTGCATAAATCCGGGATCTGGCTGCCAGCTGCTGTGCATCCGGATTTTATCGCCAGGTTTTTCTGGCATCGAGTTATCCACAGGCGACTCGCGCGCGCGTTGTGTGTGTTTTAGATCTTTATCTGGATCTTTATCTGTATCTTTATCTTTATCTTTATCTGGAGCGTTACGTTGCGTTACACCTGCGTTACTCTGCGTTACCACCCCCTTTTTCTCTTTATCAGCCTGCAATTTTTCAGCCCGCTGTTTTTCCCGAAAAGCCTTTACCCGCGCGGCTGAATCGTCCTCACGCTTAGGCTGCCGCTTAGCCCAGCCAGTGACTTTAGGGCCATCCAATACTTTGCCCTGCATAGCGGATAAAATGCACAGAACCTGCTCAACCTCCAGATCCAGCGAGCTGGCTACATCCTCCGGATCAAGGTTATGAGTTACCCCGCGTTGGCCTGCGTTACTCTGCGTTACACCTGCGTTACTCTGCGTTTCATCATTGGCGGAGGCATTCACCAGCACATGCAGGTACACGGCTATTACGTTTCCGATAGCCTGCCCCGATTTTTTGGCAATCGTCCGCCATTTCGGATCGTTCGGCATGTCGTGCCATAGGCGTAGCCATGAGTTAGCCATCTAAAACCCTATTAAAATCATATCGCTGTCATGGTGTTTACCACCCCCAATTTCATGGCTGCAAACGCCGCGATAGCTTGGTTAATCTTCGATTCAATCACATCAGCCGGCGCACGCAGATGCACCGCGTTTACGGCCTGTATGCCCTCGCGTGCTGCCACGGTGGCCAGCAGCATGGGATTATCTGGATCCGCCAGCCGTGCACGCCGTTCGACCGGCAAAATGTCCACCAGCTCTGGCGCCAGCAGTTCGAACTGTCGCCGGTAATAGTCGGTATTACCACGTATCGCACGTTTGATCTGCTGCTCGATATTATGCAGATCCCGCGCCGTAGCTGCTGATTCCTGAAAATCAGATCGCCCCCTGGCCACGGCCAGCGCAACGTATTTCCAGCTGGTTTCTGTGACGTAACTCTCAATTTCATGGGCAATCTGTGCCCTGTTCGCGTTCATGCTGATTTTCATGAATCAGATTTCCTTTTCTGTTTTGTTTACGCTGGGCCAGACGAGCTAATTTGATGGATTTGTAAAAATCGCTATCAAATATCAGAACTCCGTTTGAGGCTCCTGACAAAATGGCTGCGGATCCCATAGGCACAACTCCCTCTTTGGTCCATCGGCTTACAGCGGCCTGACTGACACCAGCGGCTAAAGCCAGTTTGGTTTTTGAACCAAAAAACCTTACTGCATCTTCTGTAAACATTATGCTCTCCTTAACATCAGTTAAGAATTTAAGGCTTACAAAAATGCAAGTCAACTTGATATAAATTAAGTGAATGAAAACAGAACTCTCAACCAGAATGGCAGCACGGCGCAAAGAGTTGGGTTTAACCCAGCAGCAGCTGGCCAATCACATCAAAAAATCATACGTTACAGTCTATAGATGGGAACAAGGTGAGGTTGAGCCTAAAGGCACAAACCTTTTTGCTCTCGCTTCTGCCTTGAAATGCACTCCTGGGTGGCTTCTCTTTGGCGATGAACATATGTCACCTACTCCTGCCGATGAACTACCTGCAACGCTTAGTGCTCGCGAAAAGCGGCTGTTGGAGTTATTTAATTACCTTCCTGAATCTGAAAAAGAAGCCCAAATCAACGAGTTGGAGGCAAGAGTAGAAAATTTTAATAAGTTGTTTGAAGAACTTTTGAAGGTTAGAAAAAACACAGCCAAAAAAAATTAATACCTAATTCAGTAGCTTAATGTTAAGAACCCACCAACTTGCATAAATGCAAGATTTTTTGCTTGCCCATTTACTTACCTTTAGTTAAGTTTATCCCCGTCAACACATCGCTGCACAGCGACAATCAAACACGTTCCGCCGGCCCGGCGACAAGGGCATCAACCGGAGACATGAAATGGAATCTATCGATCTGGGCAATAACGAAAGCCTCAAAAGCGGCGTTTTCCCTGCAGGTAATGGCACATGGTTGGCCATGACGTTTACACGCAGCAAGACGTTCAAAACAGAAGCCGGCGCCCGCGGCTGGTATGCACGTAACAGCACTGATTAAGCCCAACACCAGGGGCAATGCGGGCGCCGTTGGCGTCGCCGGAACCGTAACCGGCACTCCAGTGTGTTGATTAAAGGCGCTGCCTTTCATGAACTCACTAATCCAGGGAGGAAAACCCATGATCTATTACGGTCTGGCCGGCCTAATTGGCTGTGTAATCGGTGTCGCTCTAACTCTGCTGGCTGTTGGCCTTACATGGGCTGCAGGCCGCGATAAGGGGCAAGCATGACACGACAGCAGGCGTTTATCGCCGCACGCAGTAAAGCCGTGATAGCCAGATTCCTGGGCGATCGGGCGATGTGGAATGAGGCGCTGCGATTGTATTTCTATGCAATCGGCGGCCGCGCAAAGAAGCACTAAAAACATCAGCAACAAAATTTACTATGCCGATTTTCGGCAGGGATTTACACACTCAAAATTAAGGACGTGTTATGAAAAATTCAAAATTAAACCTGTTGGTAAATATTAATCCAGTTGTTGTCATTGATTGCCCTGAACACGCTATAACGGCCATTTATGTTGGGAAAAAATTAATTGGCTACACGGCTACAAATGTTAAAGCCGGTAAAAAAACCTCTACACCGTTCACCGCCTTTGGCGAACTGCCTGAAGAACATTGTGATATTTGTGCCACCTCTGCGTTATTCGCCCAATATTGCGATATTTCGCATGATGATGTTGCCGTAGTAGAAAAAGAATTACGCACTGTTGATAACAGACCAGCTGATCCGGCGGTTGCATTGCTGGCCGCTCTTATCACAGCCAGATTAAACCGTCGTTAATTGACAGGCCGCTTCGGCGGCCTTTTTGCATTGGGGGATATATGCCAGACGAAATCAAATTAATTGAAAACGAGGCGCGCGTGTTGCGTTTTTTCCTCGAAACAGAATGGGCAGCATTTGTCGATTTCAGCAGTGATTTTGACGAGAGAAACGGCGGGCTGGAATTTGCAAACCAGATTTTTAAATCGTTAGGCGGTGAGGAATGAGCAGTTACGCGTTTTTACTGAAGGTTAAACAAAAATTCGGGGTAAAACCTCTGTTCGTGCAGTTTGATGCAGCAGACGATAAAACCGCCCAGGCGCGTTTAACCGAACTGATGGCCAACGCTGGCCACGACCATAGGCACTATTTTAAACCGTTGCGCACCAACCTGCCGATCGTTAATGACCTGCCGGCCGATGGCGTTTTTGACGATACTTGGTGCGATCGCTATGTGCTGGCAGCAGATGGCCTGACCTGGACCAAAAACCCTAACCAGACCACCGCGCCGGCGCAGATCCAACCAGCTGCAGCACCGGATAAAAATTCCGGCGAGACGCTGACGCAGCGCGTTTTAGGCGCATGGCTGTTTGAGCGGTTCGAAACACTGACGCCGGAACAACACAAGGCGATCGTTACGCTGCAGTGTGACGACGAAGCAACGTATGCGCAAAACCTGCTGCTGGCATGCCGTAACAGCTCTGTGCGTCAGCTGGAATTTGTCTACCCCTCCACAATGTTCGAGCTCGTTGCCGCGGCTAAATCTGTCTGGCCAGCTGACGGTAAAGCGCCGGCATTCGCACCGCTGCTGCATTTTATCCAGGAATGGCTTGCTGCCCACAATGACAGCGCAGCGCGTGCAGATGGCCACATGACCATGCGCCAGGATGTTATCGAGAAATGGATCAAGAAAATCGGGAAAGGAAAACCAGATGCGACGGGACAGGTTTTACAAAGCGAAGATCCACGCGCTGCAACTGCGGCGCCAGTTACTGCAGCAGCTGAGCCAGCGCAAACACTGGCAGAAAATACCGCCGCAAATGATGACGAAAAACCAGAAGTAGCGGCCACGACAGAGCAGCTGATCCGCTCTATGGGTAACGGAGTCTATGACGTTTCCGCGCTGTTCGCTAACTCACGATTTGCTGAGCCAGTACCGCAATCAGCCCAATCTGTAACGGAAACCGCCCCAGCCGAACCAGAAACGCCGGAAACCGTACCAAGTAACACTGACGCCGAACCACCAGCGCCGGCGCCGAAATACCCCGCCTATTTCGAACCCGGCCGCTATGCCGATTTGCCCAACGGTGTTTACCACGGCGCGAACGGCATCAGCAGCACGATGGTTAAAGATGCCCGTGTAAGCCTGCTCTACTACTACGGCCGCCACGTTGCCAAGACGATCGTTAAGGAAAATACCAGCGCGCTGTCGTCTGGCCAGCTGGTGCATACCATGACGCTGCAGCCGGAAAAACTGGCCGATGAATTTAACATCGAGCCGATTTTACCGCCGGGCGTGTTTACCACTGCGGCCAGCATGAAAAAGGCGATCGAGGCTTACAACGAATCGCTGCAGCCCGGATTAAGCACAGACGACATCAAACAGCGCATCGAGGCTCACAACGGCACACTGCGCCAGCCGTTCCCGCTGGGCGCCGATGTGACAGAAACCGGCATGTTGTACGGCATGCTGCCGGCAGAGTTTCAGTCTATCCCGGCAGAGCAGAAACACACTGCTGCGGCCATGAAGGCGGCGATCAAACAGTACAACGCCACGCTGCCGCCACTGCACAAAACAACCGGCAGCCGCGACGAACTGCTGGCCACACTGGAAACCATCGATCCGGAACTGGTGGCCACTGAGCGCAGCCGGCCGCAGCCTGTGAACACGTCCGGAACGAAAGACGAGCTTACCGCCACACTAAAAAAAATCCGCCCGGGCGTCTGGTTTGCCGACGAGATTTACGCGACCTGGAAAAACTCGGATGACGGCCGCACGCTGGTTACGCAGAAACAGATGCAGCACGCCAAAGCGCTGCGATCCGCCCTTCTGGCACATCCCACGATCGGGCCGCTGCTGCAGCACCCGAACCGGGAAAGCGAGGTTTCGTATTTTGGTTTTGACGACGACACCGGGTTAGAACTGCGCGTGCGTCCGGATGCGGAAATCAACACCGGCGCTGCCCGTATCGGCCTGGATCTGAAAACCATTTCAATGTGGGGCGTTAAACAGGACCAGGTTAAAGCGCGGCTGCACCGCGAAATCATCAGCCGCGATTACCATCTGAGCGCCGCCATGTATTGCGACGTCGCCGGGCTGGACCAATTTTTCTGGGTTTTCATCAACTCCGACGAGGATTACGCCTGGGTGGCCATTGTCGAGGCATCGCCCGACCTGCTGCAGCTGGGCCGCCTGGAATACAAAAAAACGCTACGCGAAATCGACACCGCGCAAAACACCGGGATCTGGCCAGCGCCGATTACGGCTGATTATGTCGATGATTTGAATGATTCCGACCAGCGCCGGCTGGAATGGCTGCAAAAAATGGAGACAGCACAATGAGCGAAATCACCACCATTAACGCACCCGCGCCACGCACGATCGATAACGTCTCGATCCTGACTAATGGCGATTTGTATAACCGCCTGCAGAATCTGGCCAACGTCATGGCCAACAGCGGCGAAATGGTACCGGCTCACTACCGTGGCAAACCAGATGCATGTATGGCCACCGTAATGCAGGCAGCGCGCTGGGGCATGGATCCGTTTGCCGTGGCGCAGAAAACGCACATCGTCAGTGGAACGCTGGGCTATGAGGCGCAGCTAGTTAACGCGGTTATCACCACCATGGCGCCAACGAAAGACCGGATCCATTACGACTGGTTTGGGCCGTGGGAAAACGTGATCGGCAAATTCCAGGAAAAGACCTCAAGCAAGGGGAACAAATATATTGCCCCCGCCTGGACGCTGGCAGATGAAAACGGCGTTGGCGTGAAAGTTTATGCGACGCTTAAGGGTGAAAAAGATCCGCGCGTGCTCGAGCTCTATTTGTCGCAGGCGCAGGTGCGCAACTCCACGCTATGGGCCAGTGATCCACGCCAGCAGCTGGCGTATCTGGCCGTAAAACGCTGGTCACGCCTGTATTGCCCGGATGTGATTTTAGGCGTCTATTCCGATGACGAACTGGAAGAACGGATCGAGCGTGACATAACGCCGCCGGCGCCGCGCGTCGAGATTTCCGCCTTGGCGGATAGCGTTACCGTACCTGCAGCACCTGCAGCACCGGCGCCAGCACCTGCAACACCAGCACCAGAAACCACCAGCACTGTGCAGGACACTGCACCCGCTGAGCCTGAATTAGTGCAGCAGCTGCGCGATGAAATCGAGCAGATAACTACTGTAGAGAGTGCCACCGCGCTGCGCGCCAAAATCGAGGAACACAAGGCAACGCTGGGCATCACGGCTTTTACTGAGCTGAAAGGCAAAGCTGTTAAACGGTATCACCGCGCCAGCGCAATGACGAAAATTGAGAAACAATTTGATGAACTGTCACCCGATTTAACCCATGCACAGCAAAAATTCCAGGCACTGGAAACAGCTGTAGCGGCGGCGCAGCGCCATCTGGATCCGCAGGAATATAACCGTTTCGCCACTGCGCTGGATGATATGCGCGCGGAGTATGTCGCATGATTTATTACATGAGATACCACGATAGCCCACTGTATTACAAGACCGCCCGCGAGGCGGCAGAAATAGAGCGTAATGGCGATTACAGCCGCGCGGCAAAAGTTTGGGCAAAGGCCAGCCGGGCATCGCGCAATCCAGTCAATCAGGAATGGAGCGCCAACCGTCAGGATTTTTGTTTAATGCACAATGTACGCCTTGAGCGTCAAAGGACTGAAAATGAAAACTCAGATGCAGATGGCCAATAAAGCCTGGCGGAATGTTTCAAAACAGCATAACTGGCACACGCATTTTCGTAGTAAAAGGGCATGGAAAGCATTTTGTCGCGAACAGGCCAAATACACCGCGCTGGACGCGCTCGATAGTAGCGATCCTATTGATGACTACAACGATGCTGAATATCGCGTCCATGAAGAAATTTTAAATTGGAATTAGCGGATGGCCAGTAAGCGCCATCTTCGGCGCAAACAATGCGAAGGAAAAGCCCGCCACGCAACAGCGGCGGGCGCCTTTATAGCAATACGAAAATTACACCAGAGGCATGGCCACCGCGGGCAAATGGGCGTTTACCGTTGCCCGCATTGCGGAAAACTTCACGTTGGCCACCAGCCTAGACGCAATGGCATCGGTTCAGGTTGGAAATAGATTAGAGCGAGAAGCAATGAGAAAGGTTAAAACGGCAATGACAATCCATGATCAAAAAATTGATGTAGCAGCACTATTACAAATGCCCTATCTCAGTCTGGACGAAGCGGCCCTATTATTGCGCGTAGCACCGCAAACTATACGCAAGTGGGTATCAGTGAATGGGCGCACACAGCGCCCTCACAACCCGGCGTTTCCGGTTCCGGTTCGTCGCAGCCGTCTGACGTTTCGAACGTGCGACATCATGCGCTATCACGAAGATAGCGCCAGCACAGACACTTTACCCTCACCATAAACCCACGCCGTGACGCGCGCCCACCACAGCGAGTAGGCGCGCCGCTGTTCCTCGATATAACCATGCCTGTCGTAAACCTGCCATACCCCCGGCAATTTGTGCCCCAGCATTATTTCCGCAATATGTGGCTCCGTCAGTTCGGAAAAATTGGTGCGCGCCGTTCGGCGCAGATCGTGTAGCGTCCAAGGTTCCATTTTAATGCCCAAGTGCCGCCGCGAAGCGTTAATGATTAATTCTGGAATATCAGAAAGAGTCGCGCGCCCTTGGGGAATGTCACGTAGATTTTTTGCAATTGCATATTGGCTATGGGAAGAGTGATCAAATAATTTCTTCAGCATTTCCTCTGCCTCTGGAATGATTGGTCTAACCAGCGGCTTTCGCGTGCGTTTACCAGTTTTATGATGCGTTGGTGGAATTAACCAGAGCTTTTTTTCAAAATCAAAATGTGCTTTTTCTGCGTACGATAGTTCACCGCCACGACAACCAAACAGCAAGCACAACTGAACCAGCAATTTAAATTTTGGCGCCAGCCTGCTGGCTTCCATCGCACGGAAAATGGTCACGATTTCGTCGCTTGATAAAACACGATCACATTGGGTCAGTGTGATCCCTAAATCAGCAATTCGCAGATCGCTTAAAGGAGTGGTTTTGATTAGCTGTCGGCGCAAAGCCCAGTTATGAGCCTGCTTTGCGTTGCTCAAAAGTCGGACGGTGATAAATGGCACTCTTCGTGCCAGTGGTTCCAGAACGTTTAACCACATACTGATTGGCGCATTCTCATGGGGAACACTGCCTAATTGTGGAAAAAGATGCAGTTCAAATGACCGCAATACCTGCTGATAATCACTCTTGTTTTCGACGCCATATCTTTCGAGCCATGCCCTGATCACGTCTTCAACGGTCAGCGCAGAATATGCCTCATTGCGTGCCATGCGCTTTAGTAAACGAGGATTGCGGTTTTGCTCGAGCTCGCCACGCATTCTTACTGCCTCGTCGCGAGCCTCTTTTAAGCTGGTAGCGGGATAGGTGCCGATATCAACACGTTCACCCTGCCCATTCCAGCGGTAACGGTACTGAAAGGTGATTCGACCTTTGCAGGATATCCGGGCAGATAGTCCGTCACGATCCGTTTTTACCTGAACTTTTTCATTTTCCTTGCCCAGCATTGAACGCAGGGCAGCATCTGAGAGCGCCATAGATTCGTAGGAGATTGGGAATTATGTACACCAGTATGTACACGATAAAAGGGGAAGTGAAGGGAAACCACAGGAACATTGAGGAATAGTATACCCAAATGTTACTGGTTTTTTTTGGCGATTCACCAGCTATCGCGGGAAAAACCGGAATAGCTGGGAATCGAAAGAAATCATATGGAAAAGAGCCTGTTATATAGCGCAAGAATAGCAGTAAGTCACAGGGAAAAACTTAACCGCACTGGTCATGCTGCCGGGGCATTTCAGCCTCCCCAGCGGCTTTTAAGATAGCTCACCGCCTGCTGAGTCTGCGGCTGATTCAGATAGTTCTCTCTGAACAGAATGGTGCCATCAATATTGGGGTTAGATTCATTCAGGTCGAGCTGCTTTTTCAGTTCAGGCACGCCACCCTGAAGCGTCCAGTCAGGTTCAATTTTTGATGGCTCGCCGACTTTGTAGAGCGCAAGACCGATGTAGAGACGGGTTTTTGTCGGTTTCACCACCTCTGCCCACCAGTTTGCCAGCACGTCATAACGGGCAGCCTGACGGGAAAAAGGCCAGTAAAGCTGGGGCGCGATATAATCCAGCAGGCCCTGTTGCACCCAGCGACGGGTATCCGCAAAGGCTTCGTCGTACGCCGCGGCGCCCCGGGTATCGGAACCAGCAGGATCGTGCGACAGATTGCGCCAGACGCCCGCCGGACTGACACCAAATTCAACCTCTGGCTTCAGCTGTTTGATAGTCCGTGACACCTGCTCAATCAGCTGCTGAGTATTGTGACGTCGCCAGTCCGCTTTACCGGCAAAACCCTGTCCGTAGCGACTGAAGGTCTGATTATCGTTGAGCAGTGAACCTGCCGATTCGGCATAGAAGTAGTCATCGAACTGCACACCGTCGATGGGATAACGCGCCACCACCTCGGCCACAATGCTGGTGATCCAGTCACGCACCTCAGGAATGCCCGGATCGAGCACATAGCGATCCCCTGCGGTGCGGATCCAGTCGCGGTGCAGCACAAAAACGCTGGCCGGATGCAGTGACAGCGTGCGGTTCAGTTCGCTGACGGTAGAGGGTTTGGTATTCACCGATACCCGATAGGGATTAAACCAGGCGTGAACTTTGATGCC